AAGCGTTTGATTGTCAATATGCCTCCCAGACATACGAAGTCTGAATTTGCAAGTTATTTATTTCCTGCATGGCTGATGGGCAAACGTCCTGATTTAAAGATAATTCAAGCAACACACACGGCTGAACTTGCCGTGGGTTTTGGTCGTAAGGTTAAAAATTTAATTGATAGCGAAGATTTCAGAGACATTTTCCCTGATGTAAAGCTTGCTTCAGATGCTAAAGCTGCAGGCAGATGGTCAACAAATAGTGGGGGTGAGTATTATGCCGTTGGTGTTGGAGGTGCTTTGGCTGGACGAGGTGCTGATCTGCTCATTATTGACGATCCTGTTTCTGAACAAGATGCTTTAAGTCCAACGGCATTGGATAGCATTTACGATTGGTATACATCAGGTCCGAGACAAAGATTACAACCAGGTGGATCAATTATTATTGTGATGACACGTTGGGGTATTAAAGATTTAACGGCAAGAGTGTTACAAAAGCAGACAGAAGGTGGTGCTGACAGGTGGGAAGTTGTAGAGTTTCCTGCGATATTTCCAGACACAGGTAATGTATTATGGGAAGAATATTGGTCAAAAGAAGAATTAGAGGCTGTTAAATCTTCGATACCTGTGTCAAAATGGAACTCACAATATATGCAAAACCCTACTGCTGAAGAGGGTGCAATTATAAAAAGGGAATGGTGGAATGTTTGGGATCGTTCTGAGCCGCCTGTGTGCTCATACATCATACAATCATATGACACGGCTTTCACGAAGACTGAGCGTTCTGATTATAGTGCTATTACTACTTGGGGTATTTTTACACCTGTTGAGGGAGAAGGAGATGCCATCATCTTGCTTGACGCAGAAAAAGGTCGTTGGGATTTTCCAGAACTCAAGCTTAAAGCACAAGAACTGTGCGAAGCATATGATCCTGACATGATATTGATTGAGCAAAAAGCAAGTGGTACACCACTCACACAAGAGCTAAGACGTATGGGTATACCTGTAACTCCTTTCACACCAAGCAAGGGTGCAGATAAGTTTGCAAGAATGAATGCTTGTGCACCTGTGTTTGAAAGTGGTATGGTATGGAGACCCGATGCTAATTTTGCAGAAGAGGTTGTTGAAGAATGTGCAAGTTTTCCACATGGTGATTTTGATGACTTGGCAGATTCGATGACACAGGCTATACTAAGATTTAGACAGGGTGGTTTTATTACTACTCCTGATGACGATCAAGACGAACCAATTTATAGAAGAAAGATGGAGTATTACTAATGTCAGATAAAGAAACAATGTTAAAAGGGTTAACTGAATTAAAAAAAATCCTTGAAGATGTTAAAGGTGGAAAATCAAAACCAAAACCACCAATTGATATAAAAGATGAAAAAGGCATGAAGAAAGCCATAAGAGAAATATCTGGAATGGAAATGGGTGGCGAAGTCATGGACATGACAAAATCACAACCTGTCGGTATGATGGATGGTGGTAAAATCAAAAAGATGAACATGGGTGGTGTTGTGCCAGGTCGTGGTGGTCAGTTTAAAGGTATGAAGTAGTGCCAGGCAAAAAAGACTTTAGCAAATTTGTAGGTCTTGCAAGTGAGCAAGCTGACAGAGACATGGTTTACAAAGACTTGCAAGCAAGAGGAAAAGATACAAATAATCGTATGTTTGATAAAGGGTCTAAAATAAAACAAGTTAATCCTGGCAAAATAAAACAGCTAAAGTTGTTCAGATTAGGTGGCTTGGCTTCTGCTGATCCTTTTGGTGACAAGAGAAGAAAAGAATCAGCGAGGACAACGGCTAAACTTAAAAAAGGTGCTAAGTCAGTTAAGAAAATAAAGACAAAGCCTATTAAGATATCAGTCCAAAGTGCTTCGATAACAACGCCTAGAGGAATGTCTATTGAAAAAAATACAATTATGCCTAAAATGATGAGCAAGGGTGGAGTTGTAAATATGACAAGATCAATACAAATTAACCCAGAGACAGGAGAGTAAAATGCCAGGTAAAACAAGAAAAGCTGATAAAAAAGCAGGATTTGGACAAGGTAGTGGAAGCACTTTGGCTGATGCTGCAATAGCTGCAGATCCTTTAAGAAATCTACCACAAATAGTCAAAATTGAATTACGAAAATTGTTAGGTAAAAAAGATGGTGGATTAGCAGAGGCTATTGATAAAGTAAAAGCAAAAGAAATGGAATCTGGAGGAGAAGCTGTTCCTTCAAAGTTTAAAGGCTTTTCAAAGTTACCAGAAGAAGTGCAAAAGAAAATGGATCCAGCATTAGCTGAAAAATTTGAAGATGGTGGACCTGTTAAGATGGGTTCTGGTGGTGGTGTCTGTAAAGGCATGGGCATGGCTAGAGCTGGTGGCAAATTTAAAGTAAGGTAAAATTATGGCAGTCGAAAAGGTAGACGGAGTTGAGAATATAGATGCACCTGATGGTGTCACATCTGTTGAAATAGAAGAAGCTGAGTTAGCACCAAACGTCACAGAGATGGATGATGGATCTGTTGTTATTGGTGAGATTGAAGAGCAGATAGCTCCAATACAAGTGCCTTTTAATGCCAACCTTGCAGAATTTGTTGAAGAAACTGAACTTGGTCGAATATCTTCTGAAATTGTTAATGAAGTACAAGAAGATATAAACTCACGAAAAGAGTGGGAAGATCAGTACAAAAGTGGATTAGAATTACTCGGAATGAACTATGAGGACAGAGCAGAGCCTTTTGAAGGTGCTTCTGGCATTGTTCACCCATTACTTGCTGAATCTGTTACACAGTTTCAAGCACAAGCATATAGAGAATTATTACCTGCTGGAGGTCCTGTTAAGACAGCCGTTATAGGACAAGATAATCCAGAAGTTTTAGCACAGGCTGAACGTGTAAAAAATTACATGAATTATCAGATAACTTACGAGATGGAAGAATATGATCCTGAATTAGATCAAATGTTATTTTATCTTCCGATTGTAGGTTCATCATTTAAAAAAGTTTATTTTGACCCTTCGTTGCAAAGAGCAGTTTCTAAGTTTGTTCATGCAGAGGACTTAATTGTTCCTTACAATGCGACAGATTTAAAAACTTCCACGAGGATTTGTCATGTTATACGCATGGACTCGAATGAAATAAGAAAGTTGCAACTATCTGGGTTTTACAAGGATATTGAGTTGCCTACATCTGACTCCGATGGAGCTAATTATGATGAGGTAAGAGAAACAATCAAAGATATTGAAGGCATACATTCAGAGTCAAGTTACAACGAAGAATTAACATTATACGAAATACACACCGATTTAGATTTGCCAGGTTTTGAAGATCAAAACCAAATGGGCGAAAACACTGGATTAAAGATGCCTTATATCGTCACAATTGTGGAGAAATCTGGTGAAGTATTATCAATCAAAAGGAATTTCAACGAAGCCGATCCGTTACGCAGTAAGATCCCTTATTTTGTGCACTATAAGTTTTTGCCTGGTCTTGGGTTTTATGGCTTTGGTCTTACACATATGATAGGAGGCTTATCAAGAGCTTCTACATCAATACTTAGACAATTAATAGATGCTGGTACATTATCGAATTTACCTGCTGGATTTAAAGCAAGAGGTGCTCGTATAAGAGATGATGAGACACCGCTTAATCCAGGTGAGTTTAGAGATGTTGACATGGTTGGTATGGATTTACGTCAAGCTATAATGCCATTGCCTTTTAAAGAGCCATCACAAACTTTATATTCACTATTAGGGACATTGATAGACTCAGGTAGACGTTTTGCTTCTATGGCTGACATGAAAGTCGGTGATATGCAAGGCAATACACCTGTAGGCACAACAATGGCTATTATGGAACGTGGCACAAAAGTAATGTCTGCCATACATAAAAGGTTACATTATTCACAAAAGATTGAATTTAAAATATTGGCAAGAATATTTGCAATGGGTGCTCCAATGTATCCTTATCAAGTGCCAGGTGCTCCACCAGAGATAAAGCAATCTGACTTTGATCAGAGAATAGATGTATTACCTGTATCAGACCCAAACATTTTTTCTATGTCACAAAGAATTGCATTAGCACAAACACAATTACAACTAGCACAAAGTAATCCAGAAATTCATGGGCAAAATGGAATGTATCAAGCCTATAGAAAAATGTATGAAGCATTAGGAGTTACTAATATTGATTCTGTGTTGCAACCTCCCCCACAGCCGATGCCCATGAATCCAGCTAAAGAAAATCAGGAGGCATTAAGAGGTGCAAGATTGCAAGCGTTTCCAGAGCAAAATCATCAAGCACACATATCTGCTCATTTAGCTATGATTGCAACGCCAATAGCTCAATCAAATGCTTCAATTGTCATGACATTGCAAGGACATATATCTGAACACATAGCTATGATGTCAGAGATACAAGCACAACAAGAGATCACTGCTAATATGACACCAGAGCAACAAGTCATGATGCAACAAGATCCAAACGCAATGCAACAATTTCAAACACAAGTGGCTTCAAGGGCTGCTGAAATATCTAGTGAAGTGAGTGAGCAATACGCACAATCAATTACTCCACCTCCTAGTGAAGATCCTCTTGTATCTATTAGAAAACAAGAGTTAGCTCTTAAAGGTCAAGAGTTAGCTCAAAAAGAGCAACAGTTTGAAGCAAATCAGCAGTTTAAACAAGACAAAGAGAGAAATGACGTACTTCTTGATCAACAAAGACTTGACCAACAAGAAGAAATAGCAAATCAAAATGACCAAACAAAAAGAGACATAGCAGCTCTAAAAGAAGTGAAAGGATAAATCATGGTTAGTTCTATAAGAGAAAAAATATACGAGGTTGAAAAACAAAAAAAGATCCAAAGACGAATTTCAAAACAAATAGATGAGGACATGAAATCTTCTTTTATTTCAGTAGATAGTTTCAACAACAAAAACCAAAAAAATGAGGTTAAAAATGCCGTTGAAGAAAGGCAAGAGCCAGAAAACAATCAGCCAGAATATCAGGAAGTTGAAGTCAGAGAAATACCCACAGAAACAAGCAGTAGCGATAGCACTGTCGAAAGCGGGAAAGTCGAAGTTAAAACCTCAAAGCCGAAAAAGAAAGCTAAAAAAGCCAGTAAAAAAACGTGATGGTGGTATCATCAAAAAGTTTTCTGATATAGCAAAACCACAAAAATTTAAGGGGATATTCTAATGCTTGATCCCGCCTCAATTGGCATAGCCATCACAGCCGCTAACACGGCATTTAATGCCATAAAACGTGGATTTGCGGCTGGGAGAGAAATTGAGTCTATGGGCAAAGACCTGTCACGCTGGATGGGTGCAGTATCTGATGTTGAGCATACTGAAAAATCTGCTAAGAATGCCTCACCACTTAGAAAACTATTTAAAGGAAAAGAAATAGAAGCCTCGGCTATTGAAGCTTTTACAGCTAAAAAAAAATTTGAAGCACAACGACAAGAACTTAAATCATTTTTGAATTTTCACTACGGAGCTAATTCTTGGAATGAGATTTTGCAAATGGAAGCTGAGATTAGAAAAAGACGAAAAGAAGAGATTTATGAGAGACAAGAATTTGTAAGAAAAATTTGGGAATGGATTGGCTTGACAATTCTTGTAATAACTGTAATTGGATTTATAATATTTCTTGCATGGTTATATAAGGAGAAAAGATAATGAAAGATAATACTTTTTTTTATTTAACACTTGGCATTTGGTCAATGGCTTTTATTTTAGGGCTTACAATAGGATGACACAGAAAAAATTACAAAAACAATCTATTTATGCAGATTATGACGAAGATGGCGATGGCATTGTTTCTGACGCAGAACTAAGTCATGTCAAAGAAATAAAAGAAATAGAAACTAAATTACGCAAAAATCTAGCACAATTACGCATGGCAAGATATACCTTGATAGGCATGGGTGTATTTACAGTCGCTCTTTTTTTTGTTCCCATTGATCGTGTAAAAGCCCTTAGTGATGTCTCAAATTTACTGTATATTTCAGGCTCTTCAATTGTCGGTTTCTACATGGGTAGCAGTGCCTATATGCAAAAGAATGGTAAATAAATGGCTAAAAAAGATCCAAAAGTTGGAACAGGCAAAAAACCTAAAGGTTCAGGCAGAAGACTCTACACTGATGAAAATCCAAAAGACACTGTTAAAATTAAATTTGCAACTCCTGCTGATGCTCGTGCAACAGTTAGAAAAGTTAAGCGTATTAGCAAGCCTTATGCTCGAAAAATTCAAATCCTTACTGTCATGGAACAAAGGGCAAAAGTAATGAAAAAAACAGAAGTTGTTAAGATAGCTAAAAAAGCAAAAGAAGCGTTAAAAAAAACTAGAAAAACATGAGTGCATTTTTATTAACTTGTTTTTTAAATATGAATATTGATGCGAGAATTTACTTTAAAGATGTAAATAATTGTCTTTATTATGCTGAAAAACTTACAGAACAATCTGTACAAATACCAGAAAAGGTTGAAAGTTATAAATGTATGTGTAAACTTGTGCAATATATAGATGAAAAAAGAACTAAAGTGTATTAGGAGGTAGCAATGTTACAAGCACTTATAGGTCCTGTCACAAGCTTGGTAGGAAAATTTATAGAAGATAAAGATCAAAAAAATAAATTGGCACATGACCTGGCAACGATGGCAGAAAAACACGCCTTACAGCTTGCGAAAGGTCAAATAGCTGCTAATGCAGAACAAGCGAAACATCCCTCAATATTTGTTGCAGGAGCTCGCCCAGCCATAATGTGGATATGTGCCCTAGGGTTATTAACTCAGTTTTTTATCATGCCTATTGCAGAGTGGGCAACAGCGATCTGGATGCCAGACATAACTTTGCCTAGTTTAGCCACAGGTGAACTTATGACCTTAACCCTTTCATTATTAGGATTGGGTGGAATGAGATCTTTTGAAAAGTCAAAAGGTGTAGCAAGACAGAATATGAAAAAATAGTGCAGGATTTATTCAGGCATTTAAGAATACATACGAGTGATAAAATGGAAATAATACTATGTGAAAGATGTAAAATTGCATTACATAAAACAGCAACAGATAACCTTTATCGATGTCCGATGTGTTATACAGTTACTGAAGTAAAACAGGAAGATGAATAATGGATGGTGTAAAATTAGCAGAATATCTTTATAAGAACATACGTCAAAGAAAAGAGCAATTAAGCGAATCTTTGGCTGATGGAGCGATAGGATCAATGGAAGACTATCGAGCAATTACAGGCGAAATACGAGGTCTAACCTGGATTGAAGAAGAACTAAGAACCTCGATGAAAGGTATAGAAGATGACTAAAAAGTTATATGTGCCAGAACGGATTTTGTCACAAAAAAAAGTAAATCCGACCCCAAAAGCTATATCAAAAGCTTTTGATAATAAAGAAGAAGCTAACGAAAATAGCAAAGATCCCTCTAAATTAGATTTATCTGTATTGCAAAGATTACCACAACCAACTGGATATAGAATGCTTGTTATTCCATATTACTTGTCTGAAAAGACTAAGGGAGGCGTATTCATACCAGATGCAACTCGTGATAGAGAAAGTTTTGCAACTGTGGTTGCTTATGTCGTTAAACTAGGACCTGATGCCTATAAAGACTCTGATAAATTCCCAAATGGAGCATATTGTTCTGAGAAGAATTGGGTGCTTATGGGTAGATATGCTGGAAATAGGTTCAAAGTGGATGGTCTTGAGTTAAGAATCATAAATGACGATAATATTATAGCAACAATACTTGACCCAGCAGATATTTCATATGTATAATGGAGGAAATGATGAATGAAGCACAAGAAAATAAAGTTGAACAAACTTCTACAGAAAATGAATACGTTGTAGAACTTGATGAAAATCAAGAATCTACAAAAAAAGAAGCTCAACCAGAAAAAGAAGAACAGACAATTGTTCGTAGTGAAGAGACTGATGAGCATGAATCTTATAGTGAAAAAGTTCAAAAAAGAATAAATGCGTTAACTGCAAAGAAAAAAGCTGCAGAAGATGACATGAATAACGCTTTAAGCTATGGCAAGCAAATTGAAGAAGAAAATAAAAAACTTAGACAACAGCTTGAAACTTATACAAATGGTTATGCTAATGAGTTTGACACAAGAGTTCAATCTCAAGAAGCTCAAGTAAAGCAACTTCTAAAGGAGGCTTATGATGCTCAAGATGTTGATAAAATCACTGAAGCAAATTCTGCTCTTACTCAAGTCAATATTGAAAAAGAAAGACTTAGAGTCCTCAAGCAACAAAGAGAGCAAGAGCAAGCAACTCAAAAAGATGCGAGACAGAGCAGTCAAAAACAAGAAATAAAACAACCATCCATAGAAGACAATCCAAAAATTAAAGCTTGGATTTCAAAAAATCCTTGGTATGGGAAAGATGAAGAAATTGAAAAAAACTTAGCTTTAATGTTAGCTGATAAAAAAGTATCTGCAATGGGGTACGAAGCTACTGAAGACAGCTACTACGAAGAGATTGATAAAGAGATGGCTAAGTTATTTCCACAAGATCAGAGCAATAGCAATGTCCAAACTGTTGCACCTGTTAATGGCAGAGCTTCTGCCAAAACTGGACGAAAACAGAGAGTAGTCTTGACCGAAAGCGAAAGACGTACTGCTGAAAGACTTGGTGTGCCCTATGAAAAATATGCACAGCAAAAATTAAAATTGCAAAAAGGAGCATAAGATGGCTGATAGATCAAATCGAGAGTCTGCTACTCGTGAAAAACAGGAAAGAAAAGTTGATTGGAAGCCGCCTTCAACCTTAGATGCACCCGAAGCTCCTGTGGGGTATAAACACAGGTGGATAAGAGAACGTGTAATGGACTATGATGATAAATCAAATGTCTTTAAGCGAAGAAGAGAAGGGTATGAGTTAGTCCGTGCAGATGAATATCCAGATTTTGAAACCCCAACAATTGATGAAGGCAAAAATGCTGGAGTAATCGGTCAAGGTGGTCTTTTGTTAGCACGAATACCAGAGGAAGTTGCTGATAGTAGAAATGATTATTTTCGTAAAAAAACTTCAAATCAGATGGCAGTTTATGATCAAGAGTTGGCAAGCCAACCAGAATCTTCTGCTGGAAGGATCTTAAAACCAGAAAGAAAATCACAAGTTCGATTTGGTGGCAAGAAAAGTAATAATGAGTAATTTTTAAGGAGACTTAAATGGCAAATCAAGATGCTGCATTCGGTCTGCGTCCTCTTAAAATGATAGGGGGAGCTCCCTTTCATGGTGGACAAAGCCGATATAGAATCGCTGCCGATTACGGAACTGCTATCTTTCAAGGTGACATGGTTGCCCAAGTCACAGGAGGCACTATAGAAGTACACGCTGATGGCGGTACAGTTCCAATAATTGGAGTGTTCAATGGTTGTAGGTTTACAGACCCAACCACGAAAAAGGAAACTTTTTCAAATTTTTATCCTGCAAGCACAAATGCTGCGGACATTGAAGCTTTTATCATAGACGATCCAAATGTGATTTATGAGATTCAAGGTAACGCTGCATTTCCAATTGCGGATTTATTTGGTAACTTTGATATCGTATATACAAGTGCAGGTTCTACTGTAACTGGTATTTCTGGTTCAGAGTTGGACGTAGCAACAGGTGCAACTACCGCTGGGTTACCTCTGAAAGCGATTGACATTTCGCAAGATCCAGAGAACAGCGATGTTAGTTCCGATGCAACCAATGTTCAAGTTGTTATTCAAAATAGCATATTTGGGCAAAAGGGTGCAGGATTAGCGTAAGGGAGATTAGATTATGGCTATTTCAAGAGCACAACTCGTTAAAGAGTTAGAACCTGGTCTTAACGCTTTATTCGGAATGGAATATGATCGTTATGATCAAGAGCATACTGAAATTTATGAGACAGAAACCTCTGACAGAGCATTTGAAGAGGAAGTAATGTTGAGTGGTTTTGGTAACGCTCAAACTAAATCAGAAGGTGCTGGTGTTGTATTTGACGATGCAAACGAAGTATATACTTCACGTTATACAATGGAAACTATTGCATTAGCTTTTGCATTAACAGAAGAAGCAATGGAAGATAATTTGTATGATCAACTTGGTAGAAGATATACAAGAGCACTTGCAAGATCAATGTCACACACAAAGCAAGTTAAGGCTGCTGCAGTTTTAAATAATGCTTTTGATTCCAGTTTTACTGGTGGTGATGGCAAAGAATTGTGTGCAACAGATCACCCATTAGGTGGTGGTGGTACATTTAGAAATGAACCATCTGTAGCTGCAGATCTTAATGAAACATCATTAGAAAATGCTCTTATTGACATTTCAAACTTTGTTGATGAGAGAAATATGATTGTTGCATTAAGAGGAACTAAGTTAATTATTCCACCTGCACTACAATTTGTCGCAGACAGATTGCTAGAATCAACCTTAAGATCTGGAACTTCTGACAATGATGTAAACGCAATTAAAAATATGGGTATGTTACCAGAGGGTTATACAATTAACCACTTCTTAACAGACACAGATGCGTTCTTCATTAAGACTGATGCTCCTAATGGTTTCAAATATTTTGAAAGAACACCATTAAGCACAAGTATGGAAGCTGACTTTGATACAGGTAACATGAGATACAAAGCTAGAGAGCGTTATGCCTTTGGTTTTTCTGATCCTCGTGCTGTATTTGGCTCACCAGGTGCATAAGCGAACAATTGTTCGTTTTTTACAAAGGGGTCTTTCCAGACCCCTTTTTTTTGTGTATACTTAAATTACCTTGACGAAGAATTAACTTCGACATTTGCCAAGACAAGGAGATAACATGGCTAATACAACTTTTTCGGGTCCAGTCCGATCTAAGGGTGGATTCAACGTAATTAATGAAAGTTCAACCACAGGTGCTATAACAGAAACTGGTTTTTCAGTTAATTCAACTGGACAACTTATTTCAATGGGTACAAGAAAAATTCAAACATTTGCAATTAGTTTAGCAAGCACAAATGCCGCTTCAGTAACTTATGCAGATAATGATGTTCTTGTAGAACTTGGTGAGCTAAACACAGATCATCCAGACGCTTTAGTAACTGCTAGTAAGTTTTTTATTCACAAAGTAGTTCTTGGAATAACAACTGCCGCTGCTAGTGACGCACAATCTTTAGCAAATTTACAGTTAAGTGCGACTTCTGGTACTGCGACTAATGCTGCAATATCATCTGGCACAGAGATTGTTGGTGCGGGAGTAACTTCTTTTAATCCAAGAATATCTGCTACAGACTCAGTAACAGAAGTAGATATAGATTTAGATGCAACCGCTGGTACGTTTCATGTGTTTACACCAAACATAAGTGCAGCTATAGCTAGTAAAAATCTTTATTTAGGTGCGGGTGCTGCTTGTGATGCTGCTTTAACTGCTTTCCGTGGTACTCTTGAAATAGAATACTCAGTTTATTAATAGGAGAGTAATATGGCAGACGCAGTTACCTCTCAAACCTTAGTTGATGGTAATCAAATCGCTGTTTTGAAATTTACTAATATATCTGATGGCTCTGGCGAAGATGCAGTAAAAAAAGTTGATGTTTCTGCATTATCGACAAATGTTCGTGGTGAAGCTTGCACAAGAGCTACAATTGAAAAAATGTGGTGGCAATGCAATGGAATGAAAGTAAAAATTTTATTTGATGCTTCAACAGATGATTTTTGTATAGAGCTTGGTGAGAATCAAAGTGGACATCATGATTACACATCATTTGGAGGTTTGATTAATCCTGCTAGTTCTGGTGTAACTGGTGATATTATGTTTACAACAGTAGGACATAGTTCAGCAGATACTTACACTGTAATAATGCAGGTTAGAAAGAGCTATTAATGGCTAGAAGGCAAGATAAACAGCCTCCTAAAACAAAAAAGTATTTCCGCTCCACTAAAAGTGGTGCGGGAATGACTAAAGCTGGTGTTGCAAGATATAGACGTGACAATCCAGGTAGTAAATTAAAAACTGCTGTAACAGGTAAAGTAAAAAAGGGTTCAACTGCAGCTAAAAGAAGAAAGTCCTTTTGTGCAAGAAGTGCAGGTCAAATGAAGAAGTTTCCAAAAGCAGCTAAGAATCCAAATAGTAGGTTAAGACAAGCAAGAAGAAGATGGAAGTGTTAGAATGAGAGCGAATGAAGTTTTAAAATTATTAGAAAAGCACGAATCTGAGTGTAATAGACGTTATGAAAAAATAGAAAAAAGTCTTGATAAATTAGATTTAAAAGTTTGGGGTTTAGCTGTTTTAATTGTTATAACGCCATTTTTACATAAGTTTATTTAAATGGTTATGGGGAGGTCGCAAATGGCACAACAAGTGTCAAAGCCTCCGCAGAAAAGGAAATTTAATGCCAAGAGGAAGAGGAAAATCAATTGTAAACGACCTAAAGGATTTTCTGAAAGAACATATTGTGCCGTTAAAAAAAGGCGAAGTAGTAAGAGGTGAGCCGATTAAAGTATGTTTAAAATGCAAAAAAAAAGAATGGATGTGCACTTGTTGGAAATTATCAAGGAGATAAATTATGCCTAAAGACGCTTGTTATCATAAAGTAAAAGCTAGATATAGGGTTTTCCCGTCAGCTTATGCTTCAGGAGCCATTGCAAAATGCAGAAAAGTTGGTGCAGCAAACTATGGCACTGGTGGCAAAAAGAAAGCTAAGAAAAAAGAAATGGGTGGCTTAATAGAGATGAAGAATGGCGGATCTGTTCCAAAACAAAAAAGAAAAAGACCATCTAAAAATCCAAACATCGCAAGAGGTTGTGGTGTCGTAATGAACAACAGAAGAAAAGTAACAAAGTTTAGATAATGGCTGTAAGAAAAACAAAAGCTGGTTTAGCTCTCAAACGATGGTTTAAGGAGGACTGGAAAGATGTTAAGACAGGTAAAAAATGTGGTCGTCAAAAGGGTGAGAAGCGTGGTACGCCTTATTGTCGTCCAAGTAAAAGGATTAGTAAGAAAACTCCGAAAACTGCTTCGGAGATGTCTGCCTCAGAAAAAACAAAACGTATCGCACAAAAGAAAAGATTAGGTCAACCAGCAGGTAAACCAAGAAGAGTGGCTGCAGCTAGACGTAGGAAGACAAAGTAATGGATGAGTATAAAAATCTTGAAGATCATATTTGTGAAGAAATTCGTGAATGGTCAAGATTTGCATTAGAAAAACCAAACAAAAATTATAACAATCTTCCATCATGTCCTTTTGCTAAAACTGCTTGGAAAGATAAAAAAGTAAATTTTGCATTTAAAAATACTTCTTCATATTATTGTTTAGATACTCTTATTAATTGTTTCAAAGATAACAAAGATTTAATAATTATTGTTGATATGTGTTTTGAAAATAATGAAAAATTTCATAAACATTTAAGTGATGTAAATGAAAAAATTCAACAAGGCAAATACAAACAAAAAGATATTTGGGTAATGGGATTCCACCCTGACGATGATGTAAATGAGCTTATTGATGATGGTACATTTGCAGAAATTGTAAAGGAAGAATACGCTTTGATATTTGTTCAACGATTAACAAAGCTACAAGAAAGTGCAAATAAATTGAAGAAACTTGGTTATTATGATAAATATTATAGTAACTACAATGTTGAAGATATTTATGAGCAAAGAGAAAAATACTATAAAAACTTAAAAAGGAGACAAGTATGGCAATGAGTCCTAGAAAAATGAAAGCATCTGGAATTAAAAAAATGAGAGGTGGTGGCATGGCTATGAAACCAAAAAAAATGCGTGGTGGCGGAATGGCTAAGAAAATGCGTGGCGGTGGTATGGCTATGAAGAAAATGAAAAAAGGTGGTAAAGCCTAATGGCAACTTCAAGTTCTACAAATTTTGAGTTAGATGTTGCAGAGTATATTGAAGAAGCTTTTGAAAGATGTGGCTTAGAAGCTAAAACAGGGTACGATTTGCAAACAGCTAGACGTTCTATGAATATCATGCTTGCTGAGTGGGCAAATCGTGGTCTCAATCAATGGACAATAGAGCAAAGAACACAGGCTTTAACTACTAATGATGTTGATTATAGCTTAGACACAGATATCATAGATATTTTGTCTGTTGTCGTAAGACGTAGTAGTACAGATTTTAGTATGAGCAGAATAAGTAGAGATACTTATTTAAATATACCTACTAAATCTACTACAGGAAGACCTACTCAATATTTCTTAGATAGACAGATTACACCTAATTTAAAAATATATCCTGCTCCAGAAAATAGCACAGATGTTTTAGTATATGATGCTTTGACCAGGGTGCAAGATGCTGATACACAGGTTAATACATTAGAAATACCATTTAGATTTTTTCCATGTTTAACTGCGGGTCTTGCTTATTACATAGCGATGAAAAGAGCACCTGATAGAATACAATTATTAAAAACAGTGTATGAAGAAGAATTCGAGAGAGCAATGGCAGAGGATAGAGATAGATCTGCGTTTAAGGTAAATCCTCAACTTTCATATTATAAGGTTGGCTAATGGCATTTGCGAAAGGTAAATACGCTTATAGAATATCTGATAGATCTGGATTTAGGTATAGAATTAAAGACATGAGAAAAGAATGGAATGGTTCTGTAGTTGGTTATGATGAATACGAAGAAAAACATCCTCAACTAACTCCACCTAGAATTAGAACAGATTTAGAGGCTATTCGAGACGCAAGACCAGATGTTAAAGATGACAATATAAAATTTATTGTTTATACTAATACTGGACTTGGAAATCTTGGCACATTGTTAACAACTTTTAGTGCCACAGTTTCCGTTGGAACAGTTACAGTGAGTACATCATGAGTTTTACATTAACAACACTTACAGCTTCAGTACAAGAATGGACGCAAAATGACGAAAGCACATTTGTTGCTGAGATACCATTTTTTATTAAAAATGCAGAAGAAAGAATATTTAAAGTTGTTGACTTAGAGTATTTTAGAAAAAATGCCACAGGTGCTATGACAAGTGGCAATAAATTTTTACAAAAACCATCAGATTGGTTAGCAAACTTTTCTTTATCTTTTGTAAACGCAAGTAGTGAAAATATTTTTTTATCACAAAAAGATGTAAACTACTTACAAGAATTTCATCCTAATCCAGCCACAACTGGAACTCCAAGGTTTTATGCTTCTTTTGATGTTAATAATTTTATTGTTGCACCAACACCAAACAGTAATTTTACTGTTGAGGTGCATTATTACTATAGACCAACTTCATTGACAACAGATGGTTCTGGCTCAACGTGGATTAGCACAAACGCACCAGATGCGTTGCTTTATGCCACATTGATTGAAGCGTACACATTTATGAAAGGTGAAAACGATTTATTACAACTTTATACAGCTCGGTTTACTGAAGCCATTAGCAGATTAAAAATATACGCAGAGGCTAAAGAAAACACAGATGCTTATAGGGAGGGATTAGTAAGAACTCGAAATCAATAAAAAGGTAGCAAAATGAAAAATAAAAGTGTTGCTATTGTCGCATTAGGCAATAGTTTTAATGAATATATATTAGCTAGAATAAGAAGTGAAAAGTTTGATGAGGTATGGACAATAAACTCCATGTCTGGCGTAATTTATCATGACAAATGTTTTATGATGGATCCTCCATCACGATTTCTTGACACACCTAATGCTGGTAAGCAGACAGATATAATGCAAGAAAGATTAACAAAAAAAATGGACATACCTATTTATTCTTGTACTTTAGATAAAAGATGCCCAGATGTAATAGAATATCCTTTACAAGAAGTTATACATAAAAGTGGTTGTGCTTATTTTAACAATACTGTGTCTTATGCCCTTGCTTATGCAATTACACAAGACACTACAGATTTGCATTTATATGGGATAGATTTTACACATAAAGATGTTTATTTTGCAGAGGCAGGCAGAGCGTGTTGTGAGTTTTGGTTAGCCATAGCCATAGCTAAAAAAATTAAAGTACACATAGCTCATAGCTCTTCTTTGTTAGACATGAATGTGCCCGATGATCAAAAACTGTATGGTTATCATAGATTAGATGATCCACTTGTGTCTACTGCAACGAATGGTAATATGTTAATTACTAAAAAATCTAAATTACAACCACCAGAACCCTTAGATTCAAAACCTAATTTAATAGGTAGAGAAGATATACCTGGAATTAGCTATGAGGAGAAAGAAGATGTTTAATGTAAATGTTTCACAAGTAGGCAGTGTTAATATTAAAACTTCAAATGGAGGAGGCTTAACTAATGAACAGATAGCTGATCTTGCTGTTGATAAGATTGCAAGTATTTCTGATCAAGCACCCCCTCATGTAAGACAACAAGCTAAAGTGTTTAAGGAGCACCTTAAAATAATTTTATATCATTATCTTATCTTGGCAAGAAAGGAAGAGCGTGCTACAATCATTCAAGCCTTGCGATCAAGTGGTCAAAAGGAAACGGCTGAATATATAAGGAGACTCTAATATGGCTATAGCTCAAGCAATGTGCAACGCATTTAAAAAAGAACTGATGCTTGGCACACATAACTTTGCCACTAATGGCAATGCTTTTAAACTAGCACTTTATGCAGAAGGTGGTGGAGGTAAATCTAGTACAACTGCTACTTTAGGTCATGGAACAACGGCTTATACAACAACTGGCGAAATTGCTAACAGTGGTAGTTACACTGCTGGCGGTGGAGCTTTGACTAAAGTTGCTCCGTCTGTTGCTAGTTCAACTTCTTCGGCAACTGCATTTACAGATTTTGTTGATTTAAGTTTTACAACTGCAACGATTACTGCAATGGGTGCATTAATATATAATGACACTAACAGTGATAAAGCAGTATGTGTGTTAGATTTTACAAATAATAAAACATCAACAGCAGGCACATTTACAATACAATTTCCAACAGCAGACGCATCAAACGCTATTATTAGAATAGCCTAATAAAAGGCTAACCAATGGCGAACATTACTGGTTGGGGTCGAGGCACATGGGGTGAAGGAGCGTGGAACGCTCCTCTAGCTGTTGAAGTTACTGGTGTTACTGGTACTACGGCACTAGGCAGTGAAACTGCACTTCCTGCAATTACAGTTGCAGTAACAGGTGTTGCTGGAACTACTGCTGTTGGCAGTGAAACTGTAACTGCAACAGAAACTGTAGCAGTTAGTGCTACTGGCGTTTCTGGCACAACTTCAGTTGGCAGTGAAACTGTAGTGCCACAATGTTTAGTTAGCGTAACTAATCCTTCTAGGCTACTTTCATCTTTTAATTTAGAACATGGTCTTACTTTAGATGGTCTAGTCAACGATGGGCAAGCAATCAGTAGTGGCTCAGACACAGAAGACATTACAAATACTGAAAGAACACAAGATATTGTTCTTGCCGCAGAGATGGATCTGCCTTCTTCTTTTTCAAAAGCCTCTTGTATTTGGGAGACTGGAGGCACTGGAAATGGAGCGTGGTTCGGTATATCAGAACAAAGTGGTGCTTACTTTTTAAGATTTAGAGCAGGACTTGGAACAGATGGTAGCAACACTACAACTAATAGTATTTCTATTGCTCAAGTTGCAGTCTCAAGTTTATCACAATATTTTGATGGAAACACTCACACAGTTATCTGGGCGATAGATAGGGATATTGGTAAAACTGAAATATACATAGATGGGCAACTTGTCGCTGAGGGACAAACATCTGACGGAAGTTCAGTGCATTGGGCTGGAAGTGCTAATGGTGCTTTTGGTGTTGCTAGTGGAACTCCCGCTGGTGGTGATTCAGACGATGGCTCTACTCAATTTCAATCTGCTGATGCTTTTACTGGAACAATTCGTAGTGATCTACGAATGTATAAAAATGAATTTCTTATAACTCAAGCAAGTTCTACAATAACAGGAACTTCGGTTGTTGCTGTCACTGGCGTTGAAGGAGTATCTTCCGTTGGAGATGAAGCTACAATACCTCAAGGACTATTTACTGTATCAGGTGTAGTAGGAACCAGTGCAGTAGGCACAGCATCTGCCGCTCCTCAAACAGTTGTTTCTCTTACATCTGTGGTTGGAACAACAGCAGTTGGAAGTGAGTCTATAACAGGCACTACATCATTTTCAGTCACAGGCGTTGAAGGCACTGGTCAAATTGGAGATGAAGTAGCCTTTTCTAACGTAGTTATTGTTGAAACTGGTTTGTCTGCTACAACTGGATTAGGAAGTGTAACAGCCTTACCTTCAATAACATTTGCAGCCTCAAGTCAAGTTGGCACGACTGGATTAGGCACTGTAACAGTTTTACCTTCAATAGCATTTTCCGTCACTGGAGTTGCAGCCACTACATCATTAGGTACTGCAACAGCTTTACCTTCAATAACATTTGCAGCCGCTGGATTTGCAGCTACTAGTTCAGTTGGTGACGTACTAGCCGCTGGTGGAGCTAAAGTTACTGAAACAGCTTTAACTGGAACTGTTAATATTGGTGAAGAAGCCGTAAGTGGTGACGCTAATCTATCTGTCACTGGTGTTAGTGCTACAACTAAAATAGATAAAGATGATGTTACAACAACATTTACAGTGACTGTTGTAAGTGGTAATCCTTCTAATCATCCATACTATAATCAAGGTTCTACTAATAAATATGCAATTGGGGGTAGCACTGCTACTGCTGATGTAGTTCTAACTTTAACAGAAGGTCAAACATATAGATTTGATCAATCAGATAGTTCAAATGGTGGACATCCTATAGCTATTTATGAAGACGCTGATAAAACAACACAGTACACCACGGGTGTAACAACAAACGGAACTGCGGGCAGTGCTGGAGCTTATACAGAAATAGCTGTGCCAATAGGTGCTCCTACTTTATTTTACCAATGCACCAATCACGCTCTGATGGGAGCACAATTAAACACTGTTAGTGCTACAACGCTTATTGTAACGGGTAGTGCAATATTTGCAGAAACTGGTTTAGTAGGAACGACTGCTGTAGGAACTGCTACAGCCGTTATACCCGTAATTGTAACAACTACGGGTGTATCAGCAACAAGTGGGTTTAATAACAGTGTAACTTTTGATCTAACAACCTTTATTTTACCAACGAGTGTAATTGGAACTACAGCAGTAGGAAATTTAAATTTATACGGACTTATTGCCAATGAAGTAACTGTGAGTTATACTGAGATCACTGGTGCAACAACAAGTTACAGCACAACAAGTCCATCACAAAGTCCAGAATGGGCAGCATGATAAAGGAAAAGTAATATGGCTAGTACATTTGTAAATAATCTTAGACTCGAAGAAATGGCTACTGGAGAGCAGTCGGGTAATTGGGGTACAAAAACAAATACAAATTTAGAACTTATAGGTGAAGCTTTAGGTTTTGGCACAGAGGGTATAACAACAAACGCAGATACTCATACAACCACAGTAGCAGATGCCTCTTCTGATGCTGGTAGAGCGATGTTTATAAAATACACTGGAACATTAGACTCAGCTTGTACTATTACAATAGCACCTAATACAATGAAAAGAGTTCACATTATTGAAAACGGAACAAGTGGCTCACAAAATATTATAATATCACAAGGTTCTGGTGCAAATGTAACAATAGCACCTGGCACTGCAAAAGTTCTTTATCTAGACGGAGCAGGTTCTGGTGCAGCAGTTGTAGACGCTTTTGCACATTTAGCTACAGTGGACTTAACAGTAGATGATGATTTAATAGTAAGTGATGATGTTACGCTAAAATCAGATAGTGCAGTTTTAGGTTTTGGTGCCGACACAGATACAACACTTACTCATACGGATGGTACTGGACTTACTCTAAATAGCACAAATAAATTAACATTTGGTGATGCCGCAAGTTTTGTTCAGCAATCTTCTGATGGCACGTTAAGAATAGATGGAGAAGCTATCATTGATTTAAACGCTTCGACAAGAGTAGATGTATCTGGAGATATTAAAGTTGGAGGAGAAGTACAAACTGCCAGTATAGGTTTCACAGATGGAGATAATGCTATAACCATAGCAGATGGTGGAGGAGTTACCGCAGCTAACGGAATAACATCAACTGCGGCAAGTAATACTTTAGGAGCGACAAGTTTCAATGATGCAAACATTACAAATGTTGGCAGTATTGCTTTAGATAGTATAGCATCAGATGCTGGTGTAGGAACTGCAATAACTTTTAGTGCAAGCACAGTTCCAAATACTCAAACAGCAGGATCACAAACGGGTAATATAACACCTGATATGTCTCAATATACAAATTTTGTTCTAACATTGACTGGTAATATAGTTCTACAAGATCCAACTGATGAGGTTGCAGGACAAATGGGTGTTTTTGTATTTGTTCAAGATGGCACGGGTGGACGTACTTTATCACACGCAGATGACAGATATCATGTTGCTGGTGGCACTGCTTTAACTTTATCAACTGGTGCGAATGATGTAGATGTCGTACCCTATTTTGTAAAAGCCGATGGCACGATATTATTAGGAGCAATACAGAAAGACTTTGTGGAGGCATAATGAGTAACAACTCAGCATTTTGGTTAGCTAATCCTAGCACTGGGTTTTATAATGGTGCTAACGAACAATCAGCTAGATTTAATTCTGGAAGTTCTGCAAATTTAACTAGGACTTTTTCTACAGGTAACAAAAAAACTTTTACGATTAGTTTTTGGATTAAAAGAGGAGCAATAGGTTCTTACCAAAACTTGTTTGACATGGGTTCAAGTGGCTCAAGTTATCATCAAGTAAGATTTCAAGACGATGACCAACTTTTAATTATGAGTGAAAATTCTGGTGTATTATACTCATTAGAAACTAGCCAAGTTTTTAGAGATACTACCAACTGGTATCACATAGTTATAGCTTTTGATACGACACAATCAACAGCATCCAATAGAATAAGATTGTACGTTAATGGTTCAGAAGTTACAAGTTTTGATACATCTTCTTACTCTCTTGTTTATCCTACAGAAGATTCAGACACTTTAGTTAATACAAACGTAACTCATTACATAGGAAGATTAGCGTATGGAGCCCAATTTTATTTAGATGCGTATCTAGCCGATTATAATTTTATTGACGGTTCACAATTAGCTCCTGCGTCTTTTGGTGAATTAAAAAACGGAACTTGGATTCCTATAGATACAAGTGGATTAACATTTGGTACAAACGGATTTAGATTACAATTTAAACAAACTGGAACTGGTACTGCATCAACATCAACAATAGGTGCAGATACAAGTGGAGAAAACCATCATTGGACATCTAATAATTTATCTGACCACGACAGTAATTTACTAGATTGTCCAGAAAACAATTTTTGTGTAATGAAGTCTGCGTCAGTAGACCATCAAAATAGAGGAACACCCTCAGATGGAAATTTAGTAATAACAAATGCAGGAAGTGTAGGATGGGGTGTACACACAGCTACTTTTGCAGTGAATAGTGGTAAATGGTGGTATGAAGCGTGTGCTTCTGGAAGTATTGGTATTGGATATAATGTTGGATATCAAAACGTAGATACATATCACAACGCAACAACTGATGGCAGAGCAACTGGTAGTTTTTTCTATTATGGGGTAGATGGCGTAGGTGCGTATTATTATGTTGGAACTTCTGATAGTGGCACAGTAGATAATGATATAGTTTATTACACAGGTGCTGATGGTGCAAGGGGAACAACTTTTGTAGTTGGAGATGTTTTAGGTATTGCCTTAGATTTAGATGCTGACCCTCCGACTGTACAACATTATGTAAATGGAGCTGCAGGAGGACCTGCAAGAGAAATACCCGAAGGAAATACTTTAACACCTTATCTTGGGTTATATTCTGCGAGTGCAGTTACCACTTTTAATTTTGGTGCAGACCCAACATTCGGTGGAATTAGTGTAGATGGTAGTTCTGCTGATGCTACTGATTCAGAAGGCAATGGCAAGTTTTATGACACTCCTCCGTCGGGGTTTCTTGCGTTGTGTTCAGCAAATTTGCCCAAATTAGCTATTAGTCCTGCACAAAGCACTCAAGCGACTGACCATTTTAATACAATTATTTGGAGTGGAAATGGCAGTTTTCCAAGAGCATTAACTGGTGTAGGCTTTCAACCAGATTGGGTATGGGAAAAAACAAGAAATCAAGCATATGGACATGGTTTGTTTGATAGCTCAAGAGGAGCTAATGCAGGTGCATTATCTTCTCAAAATACTCAAGACGAAGGATATGCTAATACAAATTTTGATTTAGATAGTTTTGATTCAGATGGCATAACTTGGGCAGCAACAGGAGACACAAGTACAAGTAATAATAGTGGTGATACCTATGTAGCATGGAACTGGAAAGCAAATGGTGGAACTACGACTACGAATGATGCAAGTTCAACTGGTGTAGGCACAATAGATAGTGTTTACCAAGCTAATACAGATGCTGGATTTAGTATTATAACTTATACTGGAACTGGAAGTAATGGTACAATAGCACATGGTTTAGGTGCAGTACCTAAAATGATGATAGCAAAAAGACGAGATTCAACTAGTCATTGGGTTGTGTATCATCAAGATTTAACAGATGCTTCTTATTGGTTAGCTTTAAATTTAAGTAATGCTCAAGATGTGGAAGCAACACACTGGAATAGCACAGCACCTACATCAACACTAATTAATTTAGGAAGTAATACAAATACAAATGGAAGTTCTGCCACTTATGTCATTTATGCTTTTACTGACGTTGAAGGCTACTCAAAAATGGACAAATACATTGGAAATGGCTCTACAGATGGAACGTATGTCCATTTAGGATTTCGTCCCTCTTTTATTATGACGAAACGTATTGATTCAGCAAACCATTGGGTAATATTAGATAATACACGAAGTCCATCAAATGTTGTTAATGATATCTTGTTTGCTAATTTAACTGATGCTGAAATTGCATATGACAGAGCAGATTTTTTAAGTACTGGCTTTAAATTAAGAGATAGTGGTAGTGGTGTTAATAATAGTGGTGGAACATTTATCTATATGGCTTTTGCAGAACAGCCATTTAAATTTAGTAATGCAAGATAGGAGATAAACTATGCCGTGGAAAAAATCAGATGGTACTGTAATACAAACGGGAAAAAGTTGGGTAGATGATAATAAAATAAGACATCCAGCTAATTGGAATATTTGGACTGATGACCAAAAAAAAGCATATGGCTTAACTTGGGAAGACCCACCTGCATCTGCTGAATCCTTTGATAACAATTTTTATTGGGGTAGAAAAACAGATGGAACTCTAATAGAAAAAAGTATAACAGACGTTAATGTTGTTGACTCAGATGGTAAAGCAATTACAGACCCTATAACTGGAAAACAAATGGTTCAACTTGGTTTAAAATCTATTTGGATAACTAAAACAAAAGCAACAGCACAAGATAAATTAAACAAGCATGATTGGATGATTGTAAGAAATGCTGAAAAATCAACAGCCATACCTAGTGATGTAACAACTTACAGAGATGCCGTTAGAACAAAATGTGCTTCTATAGAAACAGCTATTAATAACTGTTCTAATTTAACAGAATTTATGGCATTGTTTGATGTACCAGTAGATAGTAACAAAATTCCTACGGGAAATGCTCCAATAAACGATTTTCCAGATGAGATTTAATTGTGCCAATAACGTCTTTAAAGTTCAGACCAGGAATAAATAAAGAAACAACATCTTACTCAAATAAAGGTGGTTGGAACGATTGTGATTTAATTAGATTTCGTTTTGGGTCTCCAGAAAAATTAGGTGGTTGGGAAAAATACAGTTTATCTACTTTTGTTGGCACATCACGATCTCTTCATGCTTGGGCAAATTTAGAAGGCAACAAATATTTAGGAGTAGGAACAGAGCAAAAGTTTTATATTGAAGAATCACAAGGATACAACGATATAACACCATTAAGAAGAAAAGTTGTAAGTGGTGTGACTGTTTTTGATTTAGGTGGACAAACTGTAACTGCTACACCTTCTAGTAATATAGGCACAGGTGCAGTTGGAACTGTAACAATTAACGCACAAGCAAATGATACTTTTGCTCCTGCTCTGCCAACTGGTGTGAGTGCAACTGGAGAATTAGGTGATACTAACGAAGGACAAACAAGTTTACAAGGCGTGGGTCAAATTGGTACTGTCACTATAACTGGTAATGTTGTTTCAGACACAGGTGCTGGCACAGGTGGTGAAACAGTTGTAATAGGTGGATAAAGTATGGCAATAACATTTACATCTGCAACTGATAGCACCAGCGTAACTGTGAATGACACATTACATGGAGCTATTGCTGGAGATTTTGTAACATTTAGTAACGCAAATACGGGTAACTCTAGTTTAAATACTCAAATAAATAATGAGTTTAGTATTACATCAATCACAGATGAAAATAGTTACGTCATAACATTAAGTGCAAATGCCGCTGCCGCTTTGTCAAGTGCTGGTAGTGCAGACGCAGAATATCAACTTAACGTAGGTATTAACACAGTTGTACCTGGTTCTGGATGGGGTGCTGGAACATGGGGTGCTGATGGATGGGGTTCAGCTTCCTCAGATGTCGTAGGTGGTGGATCATTGCGTTTATGGTCACAAGACAATTTTGGAGAAGATTTGATTTTTAATCAAAGAGATGGATTTGTTTTTTATTGGGATAAAACATTAGGCACTTCCTCAAGAGCAAAAAATTTAATAGAGTTATCTGATGCTGCACCAACAAAATCTCGTAAGGTTATTGTATCAGAACGAGATCGTCATGTTATTTGTTTTGGTGCAAATCCAATAGGTCAAACTGCACAAGACAGATTGTTAATTAGATTTAGTTCGCAAGAAAATCCATTTCTCTGGACTCCTACTGCAACCAATACTGCTGGTGATTTAAGAGTAGGTTCTGGTTCTGAAATTATTACGGCAGTAAAAACAAGAAGAGAAATGATTGTATTGACGGATACTTCTGTGTTTTCAATGCAATTTATTGGTCCACCATTTACTTTTGGTATAAATCAACTTGCTAGTAGTATTACAGTTCGAGGATTCAATACCGCAGTAGCTGTTGGTGATGCAGTATTTTGGATGGGATATGATCGTTTTTATATTTATGATGGTCGTGTTCAAGTTATACCTTGTTCTGTAAGAGATCATGTTTTTCAAGATTTTAATGAAACACAATCTGATAAAGTTTATGCTGGCGTAAACTCAGCTTTTGGTGAGGTGTTTTGGTTTTATCCATCACAGACAAATTCAGTGTCAAATGGTGGTACTGGAGAGAATGATAAATATGTTATATACAACTATGATCAAAAGATTTGGTATGTTGGCAGTCTTGCTAGAAGTTCTTGGATAGACAGAGGTGTATATCAATATCCAATGGCTACGGATTCTAATCTTGTTTATAACCATGAAAAAGGTAATGACAATGATGGCACTGCGTTTACATCATTTATTGAATCAAGTCCAATAGATGTACAAGATGGGGATCAGTTTGTATTTTTGCGAAGAATGATACCAGATGTAAGTTTTGACAATAGTGACAGTGGGTTAAGTAATGATAACAAACAAGCCGTCTTTTCTTTAAAAGCACAACGTAGTCCTGGTGGTGGTTTTGTTAAAACATCAACCAATACTGTAACAGCATCTACAGAACTAAATCATTTAAGATTGCGAGGACGATCATTTGGTCTTAGAGTAGAAAGCACAACACAAGGTGTAAACTGGAGACTAGGCACGCCAAGAGTAGATTTAAGAGCGGATGGAGATAGATGAGCAGACAATTAGTACCACCAAATTTTTCATTACCACCAGATGAATATGATGTTCAGTATTTTAATGAAATGGTAAGAAGTTTAAGTCAATTGGTAACACAATTGCAAAATCCTGGTGAACTCCGAGGCACCAAGATTACTTTGACGGACTTGCCAACAAGTGATACAGATTTAGAAGTAGGTGCTTTGTTTAACGATAATGGCACAATTAAGGTAAAGACATAGACGAATTATGAAAAGTAAGGTAATATAAAGCCATGAGCCTAGGAAAACTGTTAAAAGATATAGCTCCTGTATTGGTTGGTAGCTTTTTAGGACCTGGAATAGCTGGTGCTGGAGTTAATCCATTTATAAGTAGAGCTATTACAGGAGGTTTAACATCAAAATTGTTAGGTGGCAAAACCAAAGACGCACTTAGAAATGCTTTAATTTCAGGAGTTGGTGGTGCTGCTTTCGATAAATTTAGTGGAGCAGATCAAGTTGTCACAAAAGGTGCAGATGGAACAATTGTTCGTGGATCTGGAGCTGGAGAACAAGGAAGTGGTGAATTTTTAAGAACTGGTGCAAAAACATCAGGTTCAGCAACAGTTCCTACAGAAGCTGCGACAAAAGGTGTTGCAGAAGCTTTTAAACCAAAAACATTTAGTGCAGAATTACTTAAATCTGCTGGAGTAGGTGGAGATAATTTACTCTCTAGATTATTAAACACACCTTTGGGTGAGGGTTTAACTGCTGGATTGATAGCACAACTCGTGGCTGGAGATGACGATGAGGATGAAACAAAAGAATTTGAAAGAAGACCTTTTGGTGCTGGAGGACCTGGTGGACAGCTTGGAGGAATTACTTTTGCTAGAGAAGGCGGAGAAATGGGATTTCCAAGACGCACAGGTGGAATAGACCCATCTGAGGGTTCTGGCACAAAAGACGATGTTCCTGCTATGCTTATGGCTGGAGAATTTGTTTTAACAAAAGATGCTGTAAAAGGTCTTGGAGATGGGAATTCAAGAAAGGGCATACAAAGAGCTTATAACATGATGGATAATTTAGAAGCGAGGGCGTAATGAGTCAAACAGTTACATATGAAAATATAAACAGATTGCCTCCATTTTTAGAAGGATTGCAAAAAAGATTATTGCAAACAGGCTTTGGGACGTTTGATGGTGAAACACAAACTGCACCTGGTTTGTTAGATAGTCCTTTAAACTTGCCTGGTTTTCAAATTGCTGGAATGGATCCTCTTAGAGAACAAGCTATTTCGCTTGGTCAAAATCTTGCAGGTTCATTTAGACCTTTTATAGAGGGTGCTGCAGGTCAAGCTCTTGCAGGACAACAAGCTCTTACGAAAGGCATGGAGTTTTTGCAACCAGGAGCTATTGAGCAATTTCAAAATCCTTTTCAGCAACAAGTTATTGACGCTTCTATGAGAGAGCTTAATAGACAAGCTGACCAGAGAAGAGCTGGAGCAGCACAACAAGCTATTAGGTCTGGAGCTTTTGGTGGATCAAGAGAAGGTGTGCAGAGAGCTGAGACAGAAAGAGGATTGCAACAAGTAAAAGGCGATACTTTGTCAAAGTTGTTATCACAAGGATTTACAACAGCATTGCAAGCAGCACAAAACGCTGGTCGTTTATCGGGTGGTCTTGGTCAAGCATTTGGTACATTAGCTGGTACAACAGGTGACATAGGTAGATTGCAACAAGCATTAGGTCAAGCTGACATATCACAATTAACTCAACTTGGTGCAATGAGACAAGGACAACAACAAGCACAACTTGATGCACAAAGACAAAATTTATTACAACAAGCACAAGAACCATTTACAAGGTTGCAACTCGGACAGAATTTACTGCAAGGTATGCCAAGCTCTTCAATACCTTCAACATTCCAGCAGTCTACCACGCCATCTGCAAATCCATTCTTGCAAGGTGTAGGTGCGTATACAACATTGTCACAGATTGCACCTTTTGGTGGTGGCAAGTCTACATAGGGTAGGAATATGGCTCCAAAACAAACATTGTCACAAGGATTAATAAATCAATTAGTTCCTAGATCTGGTTTAGGTAAAGATTTTACAACCAAATTTAACCAACTACGAGATGATCAACAAGAAGCTTTAAATATTCTTGGTTTTAAAGATTATACAGGTGCACTTGGAAGTGGAGATGCTGAAACATTTTTAGGAAAAGAAGCACTTATTGGTGCTGAAAGTTTAATGAATATCCCTTCAGCTTTTGGAAAAATTTACCAAGGTGTGAGCCTTCCTTTCCAAGCTGGTGAAGCTGGTGTAACTGCTTTACTCAAGTCTTTAGTAGATCCGTTGCAAACACAAAAAGGTAGAGAAAAATCTGCTGAGAAAATAGCAGTTGGAACAAGTGGTTTAGAATTAGGTTTGCCGATAGACACAACAGTCCCAAGAGGTCAGTTAGGACCTAATCCTGTTTTAGGACAAACTATTCAAGAGAGAGAAGCTATAAAGAAAAAAGCTTTATTAGACAAATTAAGAAAAAGTGAAAAACTTGCTGATGAGTTTGCAGGAACAGTCAAAGAAGATACTAAATCTAAAGATGTCACACAAGATTTACCTGGTGAATTTGCTGCTGAACAAGATGAAATAAAACGTGCAAAAAAAGCACAAGATCAAAAAGATGCAATGGAAACTGCTGGAGATGAAGATCTTGATTATACAGACACATACACCGAAGCAGAGTTACAAGCAGTAAACGATCCTGAAGTTAAAAAGAAAGCAGCACAATCTCAATTATTTACAGATGCTATGAAAGACATAGAAGATAGATTTGGTGATGATGGTGAACCAAAAAAACGAAAAACTATTGATGATTATAAAGCTGATTTTGCAAGAGCTACAGGTATAGATATATCTGGAGAACCTGATAATAGATCTGCTTTGATGGCATTAGGCTTATCTCTTATGCAGAACAGAGCTGGTAAAGGCTTTAAATTATCTACCATCTTAGGAGAAGTTGGTCGTGTTGGTGAGGCAGCATTACCTAAATTTGAACAGGCTAGAAAAGAGGCAAGAGCTGGTCAGGTAGCTGCAGGGAAGTTTGCATTGCAAGAGGAAAAAGCAGATCGTAAAGCAGAATTAGCTTTAGCTAAAGAAAAAAGAAATGCGTTAGCTTCTGTGTCCAAAGAATTTAGAGAGTATGGTCAAAAACAACAATTAGAACAAATGAAACTAAATAATGATTTGTTAATTAAAAGACTTGAATTTGTAAATAAAGGCGTTGACCCTAAAGGCAAAATTACAGAAGCAAGATTATTAAATCAACCTAACCTCAAAATTAACAAGGGTTATGTAGCTGGTAACAACAACATTGTATTTTTAAATGCTCAATCTGAAGCAAAAGCTCATGCTGATGCTTATAGAAATGTGTTAGAAGCCAAAGATAGTATTAATCAAATGGAGGACCTCACTAGAGCGTTAGCTAATAGAGGTAACGCATCTGCTGTGAATATCATTTTACAAAGAGGTAAAAGACTACTTAAACCTTTAGGCATTGGAAATGATGATTATTCAAAAGACTTTAAATTAAACAAAGATGAAAGCAATATAAGTGAAGAAAAACAGATAGAAATATTACAAAGAAGACTTATTTCACAATATAAAAAGTTTTTAACAAAAGAAACTGGTAATGGTATTTCTGAAGGTGACATTATAAGACTACAAGAATTACTTGGTAAAATTAGTCCTTTCAAACCTTTAGAGGAGAACTTAGAAAACTTTGCACAGCTTCGTGTAATTTTTGATGCACCACAAAGAACATTAGAAGGCGTATTCTCTGAATTTGGACAAAGAAAAAATCACATGAGTGATCAAAGTTATAACGACACAATGAAAGTTATTAATCAAGCCATAACTATCGGAACTTCAGGTAAGTATGGTGCAACTGTCGGCAGTGACGGAACAATTAATATAGATTTGACAAAAAGATAAATGGGTAAAGTAGTTTTAAATACACCACAGGGTAAAGTTAATATCACAATTGTAGGTGATAAGCCTACACTTGAAGAATCAATACAAATAAATAATATTATTAGGCAGTCAGGCACTGGACAATTAATGTCTAAAGAAGAACCAAATACTGCTGATAAACTCGAACAATTGTTCGATAGTAGCACTGGTATTAAAAGTAATGCTTTGCGTTCTGCTTTGAGTGTTGCTGAAAACAATGAAGAAGAAGACGCTATACTGAGAAAATTTGATCTTAGTGATGATGATTTTCTTAGAGATAATAGAGGTAGATTAGCTCTTACACCTACTGGTGCATCTAAGTTTGGACAAGAAACAGATAGAAATATACTTATAGATGAAGAAGGCTTTAGTAAATATGACTTTTCTGATTTAGCAGGCATAGTTCCTGAATTAGTGGGTGGCGTAGGTGGAGCTATAGCTGGTCAAATTGCTATACCAATACCTATTTTAGGTGCTGCTATTGGAGCTGGTATAGGAGCTGGTGGAGGTCAAGCCGTAGAAGAATTAGGTGAAGCTGTTGCTGGTGTACAAAAACAAGACATTGGAGATATTGCAAAAGATGTAGGTAAAGAAGCAACAATTGGTTTTGTAAGTGATTTAACCTTTGGATTAGCTGCTGGAGCTTTTAGAGCCGTCAGAAGAGGTGTTACACCTGGTAAAGATCTAACAGCCACTGAACTTGATACAGCAGGCTTATCAACATCTCCACCAATTGATGAAGCTGGTAATGTAATAAAACCAACAGATTTTGCAAGATTATCTGCTGATGAAAAGATTGCAGCAGTAAACAGGACTGTAACATTAGAAGATGGCACTGTTGTAAGGGGTGGATTTGGTGTTAAGCCTACTTTATCAGCGATAAGAGCACCATCTCTCGTAGCAAGAATACAAGCTATTGGAGAAAAAATATTCAAAACATCAGACAGACTTAAAAATAATAATGATGTTATTAAACAAGTTATTGATGCGTACAAAGAGAAGTTTGGATTAGAAGGAGCTGACGCAGTTGATGTTGGTGATATACTTAAACGAGGTATGGTTGATAACAACGAACAATTGATTAAAGCTGAAAAAAAAGCACAAAAAGAAATAATAGCACAAATGAAAGGTGCCGTTGGTGTCTTTAAAAGGGCTGCTGATGAAAACAGCTCTGTCGATGATGATCTGTTTGATATATTTAAAAATGCGTCAGATCAATTTGATACATTTATATCAGGTAAATTTAAAGCTGTAGACGATATATTAAGAGATGACGCTGGATCAGGTCGTGCAGGTGTAATGTTCATAAATCATTTTACAGATCATTTAAAAAGAATTAAAAGCGATTATGCACCACAAATAGCTGCAAAAGACCCTGATGGGAAAGCTTTTCAAAACATTATAGACTCTTTTGAATCAGTTGGTGGCAAATTAAAATTTCCAAAACCTGATGAAAAACCTGGTAGTTTTGTTGACACAAGTCTTAAAGATCCAATTTCTTTCAATCAATTATATAATTTGAGAAAAACATTAAGTGATTTAAGAATGAGTTCTAATGATACTGTTAAACAAGAACTTACAAACGTAAATGGCACAGGTTTATTAGATGAAGTAGATAATATGTTTAAGCAAATGGGTGATGAAGATAGTCAACTATTTAGAGATTTATCTGGCAGATTAGGAAATATCGGCATATCAGCAAATAAATTTAAAAATGCAGGTAAAACACTAAAAGGAGCACAAGCAGAATTTTTTGAAGGTAGAAGTATGTTGGAAGATTTATATGCTTCTCAATCAATTAAAAATTTAAATAATTATAAAACAATGCCAGGTCAAAAAGATAAATCACCAATGAACATTGATATTTACAGAAATGTTGTAAAAGCAAATAATCCACAATTTTTACAAAGAGCAGCAGATTTTTTAAGAGAGTATGGAACAGGTGCAAAAGGGTTAGATGATACTGTTAAAACTGGTGATGAATTAGCAAACGAATTTATTGCCAGAGCTGCAAATCAATTTTTGGAAGATGCTATTGAAACATCAGGAATTAAAAATTTTAAAAATGTTAAGGATTTTAACGGCACAAAGTTTCAGATGGCTATAAAGGGTCTTGGCACAACTGCAAAAGAATTGTTCGGAGATAAAACAGATGAAATTTTAAAGTTGTCTGATGAAATAGGTGGCGTAAAAATATCAGGGTTGCAAGCTAGAAATGTTTTAGATCAATATAGAGATGCTATTGGTGATTCAGAAAGCATGAGTGGTTTAATTGATAAACTTACAGCTTTATCAGAGACACAAAAAATATTAGTTAGAGAACAAAGAAATAGAATAATTAATAAGTTGCAAGACGAAGCTTTAGATTTAGATCCATTAGAAGCTGCAAGATTTTTAGTTCAAAAACAAACTAAAAACTCTGAAATTAAGCCCATTATGAATTATTTTGCTAAAAATCAAGATAGGGCTGCTGAACAAAAAATTAGATCTTATTACATAAGCAGCATGATTGATGATTTTGGTGAGTCAGTTATGACAGACGGCAAGTCCTTGAATGCTTTTGCAGATAGAATATTAGCTGCTGCAGAGGATGGAAAACTCCGAACAATTTTCCCAGGTGGCGTTGGTGAAAGCATGGAAAAGTTTGGTAAAATATTAAAATTTAATGCAAGAGCTGCAGAAGGTGGAGATCTTGTTGCAGCTAACATTGCAGCATCTCCTTTCCAAAACTTAGGTAAACTCGCAAAATTTACAATACTCGGTAATAGAATGTTATCGCAAAGTTATTATGATGACATTATATCTCAATTTAATGGCATTACTTTAAAACAATTCAAAAAACCAGCAGACAGAGCAAAAAGTCTTGGATCTATCATTGGCAAAGCACTCAGTCAATCAACTGGTCAAACAATCGATAATGCTATTAATGAAGCAGAAGACCAGATTGATGCAGTTTTAGAAAGTTCTGGTGTTAAAAGCCAGATACAAAATGTTACACAGCAGATAGGTCCTGCTATTAATCAAGCTAGAACAGGTATTAATCAAGTTAGAAATGTAGGTTCTGCACCTACCATTAATCCACCTGCAGCAGGAACTCAACTCGCTGGTGTAAATATTTCTAATCCAGCTAATGCTTTTTCATTAGGTCTTAGTCCTCAGAATATAGCTATAGCACAAAGAACAAGAGGAACTCCATGAACATAGATGAGCTCAGACAAGAGATACAGAATGACGAGGGACGGGTTAACTCCGTGTATCTTGATCATTTAAATTTGGCTACTGTGGGCATAGGGCATCTTATTAAAGAGTCAGATCCAGAACATGGTTTACCAGTAGGAACAGTGGTTGATGACGAAAGAGTTAACGAATTATTTGACCAGGACATCAAAGTTACGCTGTCTGAGTGCGAACAATTATACGGAAACTTTAACGATTTACCTGAAGAAGTACAAAAAATTTTGGCGAATATGATGTTTAATCTAGGCAGACCAAGGCTCTCCAAATTCAGAAAGCTATGCAAAGCTGTAGCTGATAGAGACTGGCAAGAATGTGCTGTCCAGATGGAGGACAGCCGCTGGCATAAACAAGTAACTAATCGTGCAGATAGGTTAATCTCTCGTATGAAGACTGTTGATAGCACCTAATCCTAAACTTGTTACTTTAGTTCTGTATTCGTTATATTCTTCTTTTTTAAATTCTTGATCAATCATTAAACCTAATTGTTGTCTAATGTTTCTTCTTTGATGTTTAATAATTTTCATCAGCTTTTCATAACTTTCTATATCTAAACCAACTGACTTGAATTTTGTTGTGTCTGTCATTATACTACCTCCATGACTTATAAATACCCAATTATACCCAATAAAACAAGAAGACCCAACAAATATTTTGCAAAAAAAACATTAGCGTTTGGGTTAAAATTTGACTCAAAGTGGGAGTCTGAGAGATGGGGACAACTGAAAGCTATGGAAAAAGCTGGCGTTGTTACAGAATTAGAACGACAGGTTCGTTATACTTTGTCTATTAATGATATTAAAATATGTGATTATGTTGCTGATTTTAGATACCTACAACAGGGCGAAGATGGATTTTCAAAACTTATTGTTGAAGATGCGAAAGGCGTGCTAACACCAGAATTTAAACTTAAAAAAAAGATGATGAAAGCTATACATAATATAGATATACACCTATCATACAAAAAAAAATGATAGTTTAGGTATTGACATATATGTAATGATGTCTATATTTAACCTTGCAAGTAGAAATTTATGAGAAAGTGAGGTTAGTATGGCATACAATTTCTATGACATGAATGATCAGGAGCTTTTACAGGCAAAGGTTGCCTTGAAGCGTGACATTGATAGTCAAAAAAAGAAGATGGAGGAACTTAACGCTCTATTGCAAGCAAGGTTTTTTTCCGAGGCTCGTGATGAATTACAACGAGATGGCAAAGACTTTGGTACGACCACTATATTTAGTGAGCAAGATGAGAAGGTTAAGGTCGCTATTAACAAAAAAGTAACATGGGATCAACAAGCATTGCGTGATGCTTTCGATAGCATGGATGCTGAAGATGCAAGACACTATGCAAAAGTCACATACTCTGTTGACGAGAGGAAGTATACGAATGCTCCTCCAGCTATTGTCTCAAAGCTTCAGCCAGCCAGAACTGTCGAGCAAGGCACAGTTAATGTTGATCTTGTACAAACAGAGGAGGCTTAATTGGCTTTAGAAATAATAACTGCCGAACAACGTATGGCAGAAAAGCGAGGTCATAAGATGGTCATCTGTGGTCAAAGTGGTGTGGGCAAGACAACTCTTGCCCGTACTCTTGATCCCGATAAGACTTTATTTATTGATCTTGAGGCAGGTGATACTGCTATCAAAGATTTTCCTATTGATGTAATTAGACCAAAGACATGGCAAGAATGTCGTGACTTTGTTTGTTATATTGGTGGTCTTAATCCATCCCTAACAAGGGAGCCTTATGATAAACTACATCATGAGAGAGTTATGCAAGAGTTTGGAGATAAGCTTGTGCAAATGAATAAGTACGATACTATTTTTGTAGATAGTATTACAGTTGCAGGTCGTTTATGCTTTCAGCATTGTATGTCTCATCCCGATAATATTACTGAAAGATCGGGTAAAGTCGATACTCGTGCTGCTTATGGTATGCACGGAAGAGAGATGATGGCTTGGCTTACTCATCTACAACATATTAGAGATAAGAATGTCATATTAGTTGGCATACTTGACGCTAAGTTAGATGATTATGGTCGAACTAATTATGAGTTACAAATAGAAGGTTCTAAAACTGCACGAGAACTACCTGGAATTGTTGATGAAGTTATTACAATGACAGTAATGGGTGGTACAGATGGTGTGCAACCTTATAGAGCTTTTGTATGTCAAACTCTTAATGAGTGGGGATACCCAGCCAAAGATAGATCGGGTAAACTTGAGGTTGTTGAGGAGCCACATTTAGGCAAGTTAATAGCCAAGCTTAACGGCAGTCATGTAACCGATTTAAATAAAGTAAAATCACAACCAATTAAGAAAGGAGAATTATCGTGATTGATTTAAATAACGTAGGTGATATGTCACCATCTGGTGATTTTGATTTAATACCAGAAAATACTATTGTGAGAGCAATAATTACAATTAAACCTAATGCAGTTACAATACCAGAGTTGAGTAACTCACCAATATTCAAAGCTTCACAAAGCACATCAGCTAAGTGGCTTGAGGTCGAATATACCATCATGGGTGGTCAATTTGACAAAAGAAAATTTTGGCAAAACCATTTTTTTGATGGAGATGCTAAAGACGATAATGGTGTGTCCAAGTCTAAAAAGATTGGATTGCAGTGGTTAAAAGCAGTGTTAGAGAGTCATAAAAATATATCTGCTCATGATGCTTCGCCAGAAGCACAAGCCGTTAGACAATTAGATGCTTCACAAGGTGGTGTGGCTTCTGTAAATGGCATGAGTGTGTGTGTCAAGCTAGGAATTGAAAAATCTAATGATCCTATGTATGCTGATAAAAATAGAGTTAAAGTTATCATGACACAGGGTATGGAAGGATATGTTCCAAGTGGCACAGTGCCAACAACGAATACGTCATCACAAACACAGACACCACCATCTAGTGGTGCTGTACCAAATTGGGCAAAGTAGTGATGATAGGCATAGCAAGGGCTAACTGACCTTAGTCTACTTGCAAGTCGCTTGGGTAGTGCGATGCCCTAAAACTACCCACCATTAAGCCAGTGAGGGAAATATGATTTTAAGACCATATCAAGAGATAGCAGTACAAGATGCTTCAGATGCTTTAGATAAGCACAAGAATACTATTGTCGTTGCACCAACTGGTGCTGGTAAAACTATTATGTTATCTGCATTGATTGGCAAACGATATTCCAAAGGCAAAAAAGTTTTAGTATTACAACATAGAGATGAACTTGTAGGGCAAAATGCAAGTAAGTTCAGTCGTGTTAATCCAAAAATATCAACAAGTGTAGTTGATGCTTCACAAAAGAACTGGGATGGTGGTGCAGTATTTAGCATGGTGCAGACACTATCGAGACCGAACAATTTAGATAATATGTCGAAAGTAGACATGATGGTTATAGATGAAAGTCATCATGCCATAGCTGATACATACATGAGAATTATTAAAAGAGTTAAGGAAGCTAACGAGTCTGTAGAGATTGTTGGTTTTACGGCTACACCAAATCGTGGTGACAGGAAAGGCTTGAAAGATATTTTCAACAACTGCTCACATCAGATTGAAATAGGTAACTTGATACGAGAAGGATTTCTTGTGCCACCAAAAACATTTGTTGTTGATGTAGGAGTGCAGCAAGACCTACAAAATGTTCGTAAAACAGTTTCAGACTTCGACATGAGTGAAGTTGAGCAGATTATGAACAAACGTGCCATTAATGAGAAGATTGTCGAAGAATGGCAAGAGAAAGCTGGAGATAGGAAGACTGTAATATTTTGTAGCACAGTCGTTCATGCACAAGATTTATGTGATGAGTTTAGACGATCACAAGTCAGAGCAGAAATTGTAACGGGTGAGACACCATCAGCAGAGAGAAAACAAATACTTCATGACTTAGAACATGGAGATGTCCAGGTGGTTGTCAATGTTGCAGTATTAACAGAAGGCTTTGATGCACCACCAGTTAGTTGTATCGTGCTTACAAGACCATGTTCATACAAATCTACAATGGTACAAATGATTGGTCGTGGACTACGAACAATAGATCCAGAGGAACATCCTGGAATAATTAAAAAAGATTGTATCGTATTAGACTTTGGCACAAGTGTATTGACACATGGATCGCTTGACGAGGGTGTTGATCTTGATGGTAAAGATAAATCACAATCAGGAGCTGGACCAGAAAAGGTATGTCCAAATTGTAAATGCCTTATACCATTAAGTGTTCGTGTGTGTCCTATGTGTGGTCATGAGATTGAGATGCAGGCAAAAGAGTTGCTTGAAACATTTAACATGACAGAGATTGATCTTATCGACAGATCTCCATTTAGATGGATTGATTTGTTCAATAATGGCAAATGTATGTCAGCAAGTGGATTTAACGGATTTGGTTTAGTTGCACATTTAGATGATGTTTCTGTCGCCTTAGTTAAGCGTACAAAGGGTAAACTTAGAGTTGTGAGTGTAGGCACTAAAGAACAAGCTTTAGCTTCTGCTGATGATTTTTTGAGAGAGATAGAAGATAGTGACGGAGCTAAAAAAGGTAAAAGATGGTTGAATCAAGCTATGACAGAAAGACAAAGAGATGCTTTAGCAAGAGAAAACAAGATTGTGAGTCAGCTAGATTTAAGTTTTAGTAAATACAAAGCAGCTTGCTGGTTAAATTATTTGTGGAATAAACAAGAAATAGATGGCAAAGTTTTAGATTATTACGAAGGAGATAATAATGCAGCATAAACCTAATCAGAAAGCTAGTGAAGCTTTGCAGAAAGTAGATTTGTTAATTAATGGAGCAAGAGCAAAGTCACATGGTAATGCTTTTGAAACACATACAGACATAGCTGAATTATGGAGCCTTTTATTAAAGAACAAATTAAAAGAGCCATTAGATGTGCATGATGTATACAGAGCTATGATTGGAATAAAACAAATTAGAAATCGTCAAAATCCAAAGGTAGATGACAATATGATAGATATTATTGGATATGCTGCACTTGCGATAGAGGCTAAAGATGGCAAGAATTAACGTGGATTATCAACTCAACATGAAAACAGAGGACAATGTGCACTATATTTGTAAAGGCAAAATAGTTGTACCTATATTTTTAGATCAAGATAATGGTCATGTGTTGGATCACATTGATACATATATTCAAGAGATTGTTAAAGATAAAGCTGATGAGTTGTTAGGGGGTACAATAGTGGCAGAATTTTTAGGTGTAAGTCACTATTTTGATTTTACAGTAATAGAAGAAGGAGTAAACGAATGGACGAACATGGTAGAGGGAACTACAACAATACACTAAAAGCATTATCCGAACAATTTGCTAAAATAGGTTGGGATAAAAAATTACAGCATTTGACAGCAGACGATGCAGTTGCCATAATTGACGCTATTCAATCAGTCAATGAAAGTAAACATGATGGCATTCTCGACCTTAATCCAAACACAGACATCGCAGATGATGAGATCCCGTTCTAGTATGTTAGATCAAGAGATATCAAATATTATTGACGAAGCTATCGTTAAAAAGAACAAAGAAATTAAGCAAAGAACTTATCTTGGTGCTTCAAGCTTGGGTGATTCCTGTTCCAGGAAGATTCAATATCGATACATGGGTAAGTCTGTTGATAATGAACGAGATTTTAATGCGAGGACACTGCGAATATTCCAGTTCGGACATGAAATAGAACTTAGTGTATCGGGTTGGCTTAGACAAGCTGGGTTTGATTTGCGAGTTCAGGATAAAAATGGCGAACAATTTGGATTTAGCATAGCCGAAGGTGAGGTCAAAGGTCATATTGATGGCGTAATCTGTGGAGGACCTTTGGATACAGAATATCCTATGTTGTGGGAATGCAAGTCAGCCAACGATAAAAAGTTTAAAGAGTTTCAGTCAAAGGGTGTTGCACTGGCAAATCCTGTTTATGCAGCACAAGTTGCATTATACCAAGCTTACATGGAGCTAACAGACAATCCATGTCTATTTACTGTATTGAATAAGAATACAAGTGAAATATATTATGAGTTTATAAATTTTAACAAAGCTTTAGCACAAGAGATTAGTGACAAGGCAGTATCAATACTTGAAGCAACAAAAGCAAATGAAGTATTACCACGAATAGCACAGTCTCGTGATTACTTTTCTTGTAAGTTTTGTGAGTTTCAAGATAGTTGCTGGAGTAATTAAATATGAGGACGAAGGTAGCATCGCCCTCATATACTTCAGCCAATGAAGTGAGGTCAGTATAATGAACATTATAAAATTTGGCAATAAGAATAGGGATATGTCAGCCAATGAATTAGTCGATATGATTAGTCAGAAAGTCCCAGCTAGTGTGCAAATTAACGCTCTTCGGGACACTTATCCACATGGAGAAATCAGGGGAGATGTATTTACAATCGGGTCTTTAAGTGGAGAGCCAGGCAAATCTTTAAAAATAGATATTAATCCAAGATCACCTTATTTTATGAAGGGATCAGACTTCAACGGAGCCGAAGGTGTTGGTGGTATTGTTAAGATTTTAATGGAGGGTAGAAACATGATGTTACCTGAAATCAAAGAATTGTTCGGAAACTACCTGGACGATACAGCTCCATCAGAACCTGATATTCCAAAAGAATTAAGCGTAACATTTAAAAAAACATATGACATTAACACGCCATTTGATCACGAACATATTTATTTGTCAGTTGATGGTGAACTCTTATGTCGTGTTCGAAGATACAATATTAGAGATGAAAATGGTAATCCAGTCATGGACAGTCATGGCAAACCAAAAAAAGAATTTAGACAATTTACAGATGCGTCTTATCCAAAGATACCTGATGTAAGACCTTTGTATAATCTGCCGAATGTTGTTGCGTCAGAGAAAGTTATATGGGTTGAGGGAGAGAAGTGTGCTGATGCACTTAATGAAATCGGATATACGGCAACGTGTACAATGGGAGGAGCGGGTATGCTTTCTCGTAAGTCATCAAGTCGATTTGACTTTTCACCATTACATGACAAAGAATTAATTATTTGGGGGGACAATGATAACGCTGGACGTAAAGTTGCTGAATTGGTGCAAGAACTGGCACTTAATGCTGGTGCAAAATCAGTAACAACCTTAACGCCACCAAGAGGTAAACCAGAAGGATGGGATGCCGTTGATGCGATATCAGAGAGTTTTGATGTACAACATTTCTTAAACACAACAGTTAAGCATACTAGACGTAACATAAATTTACTGGATGATAGTTTACTGGTCAGTCGGTTTGAAGGATCTGCACCCGAACAAAAGTTTTTAGTTGATGGGACATTTCCTTTGGGCGTGCCAATAATATTTTCTGCAGCGGGAGATGCTGGTAAAGGTATGATGACATTGGATTTAGCTATGAAAGTAGCTTCGGGTCAGCCGTTAGCCGAGAGTTTTGGTAGCTCTATTGGGGAGTTTGGCAATGTTGTTATCTTTACGGCAGAGGATGATGAGTCTGAAATGCACAGGAGAATTGAGCGTCTGGATCCGAACAATTTAAGATTTTCGTACAGACATGAGCTGCGAGTCGTGTCACTTCCTAACGTAGGAGGTGTGTTTCCAATACTTCAAGATACGAGGGATGGCTACAGTACCAGTGAGGAATTTGATAAACTTTACGAACAAATTCTGCAAATGAATGATTTAAAGCTTATTATTTTTGATCCTTTGGCTTCATTTGTTCATGCTGATGTAAATGCTGATCCAGCGGCAGGAGCTGCCTTGACAGGTTTACTGGCACAGATCGGAACAGAAACTGGTGCGTCAGTTGTGATGTGTCACCACATGACAAAGATTAAAGATGATACAATTATTAATACTCCTGAACAAGCAAGGTTACTCATTAGAGGAACAAGTGCATTGGTTGATGGTGTGCGTTGTGCGTTTGCACTATGGCAAGTCGATGAAGCTACGGGTCGTAGACGTTGCATGGACATCGGAACAGAGTATGAGCGAAACAGATGTTTTGATGGTGCAGTCGTTAAATCAAATGGTCCAGCGAATAGAAATATTAGACATTTTGTCAGAAGTAGTTATTCTGGATTATTAGAGGACAAGACTGAAGAGATAAAACGACTACACTCTGGCACAAATAGAGAGATTAAAAAAGATGCCTTGTTCTCATGGATAGCAACGTGTGAGCGGGAGGGAAGAGCCTTGACACAACAATCGGGAGCAGATGCAATTAGTCAAAGAATGGCTTCAGATGCTGATGCACCGAGAGTGCTGCAGAACTTAACACAGCGAAGTATTGATGGAATTGTTCGTGAACTTATTCAGGAATCACGAGTCGGGAAATACTCTTTCTCAGCATCGGGTGGTCGTAAATGGCTTGGCACAACAGATGGCGTGATGTCTCTTGGAGAATATGAGGCAACCACAGCAACGGATAATGTCTAAGAAGGGCAAATACAGCAAGACCAGTAAAAGATATAACGAGCTAATTGCGTTTACAAAAAAATTAATGAAAGAAAAATCTGATCAGTTGAATGAGTCCGAACAATTATTCGAGGACGACCCCAGGGCAGCTAAAGAAAAAGAATATGGTCGAGTTAGAAGAAAACCGACTCACGTTTTTTCCAAAAGTACATTAAGTGATATTTAAAAAGGGGTGAAAAAAATTCACCCCCATTTCATCTTTACAAGAATAGTTATTAACAAATCTTTCATAGGCAGTGTTATGTTAACTTTCTATTCTCTTCTAATATAATTAATTTAAAAGAAATTACAATTACTATTGACATATATGTAATCAATGCTATATGTAACTATTATTAACTATCTTTTAGGAGGATAAAATGTATGAGGTCATAATAGAGAAGCATTGGGAGGGCAAGAAATATAACGTCAAGCTTGTCTCCTGGGAAAAGAATGGCAGTGGAGTTTCATTTGGTCGAGCATTTGAAGTTCCATTTAAGAAAGCCATGAAAGTCGCTGAGAAGCAGGCAAAAAGTTATGATGCACCAATCATTAAAAAATATGAGGAGCAAAAATGACAAATAAGGCATTTAAAAAATTTAACGATAATGAGATGAATGTTCTTCGAGAAGCCGTGCAAGACTTCATCCAAGCCCGTAGCGATATGACAGAAGAGGGGTTTGAAGACAGTAAAAATGTCTTTGTTAAAAGTTTAAAAGTTGCTGAAAAGGTGCAGAAAAAATTGGTGCATTGTTATTATTATGAGATTAAATAATTTGACTATGCAATCAATACAATGTAATAATATCTTTAACTATCAAAGGAGCAAGTAGATGATAAAATTTATAGAAAAAATGTTTAAGGTAACACAATCCGATGGCATGGATGCCGAAGCTTTTTGCTGGGCAATATTTCCTGCAAAATGGGATGACGATAAGATTTTCGATTTTATCGATTGGGTTGATTATCGTTACGATATGAATATCGGTATCAGCAGAAATCGCTATCACAATGGTGCTGGGCAGGCATATTGTGATTCACCATCAATTATAAGATCAAAGACTAGAGCTTTGATTATTCAACGTCATGCTTATGACGTTTAAGGAGGTAAAGTTGCATTTACAAGTAAAAAACATAGAGGGTGCTTTGCAGTGGCTTAAAACGTGCCCTTTTGAGTATACTATATCGTCCATGCAAGGTGGCTTTATTCACATAAAGTTGTTCGTGCCTATGGATAAAGAAGTCATCATTAAAGAAAAAGGAGCAAGTAGATGAGTAGATATAAAGACAAAATGATGGGAGTGATGCAAGAGTTTTATTCCTATTTAACTGATGATAGCATGACAAATGATCAAGCTATCGTTAGAATCAAAGAAGATCATGGCGAACATTGGGTAGAATATGTTCGTGATGAGATTAAAAATGAGGAGGCTGAGTATGAGACCATTGGTTAAGCGTATCGATATGGCTTTACATATCCAGCAGTTTTGTGCAGATCATGGCATAACTGTTACCTATCAATCGTTAGATGATGCCGTTCCTAATTACTATGCCAGCCCTAGTCAAAAGCATATCCATATTAGACCGACTAAGAATACGGGTTATTATGTATCAGCTTTGCACGAGATCGGGCATATCATGGGCAGAAATCAATCTTATAATAACACAGTAAAGGAGAGAGAAATTGGTGCATGGATTTGGGCAATGCTTAATGCAAAAGTATGGACAGATACGGCAGATCGTGTCATGTCGAGGGCTTTATCGTCTTATGGTGTTAATGAAGAGGAAAGTAGGGAGATCCAACAAAGGTGGAATCCCTGTCACAGAGACGATGAAGAACAAATCGCAGTTTAATAATATTTTCATGAAAAATCTTATTAATCACATTAATAATGCAACTCCCCAACGGGAGTTGTCATTGTTAGAAAAAATTTACATAAAGGTAGTAAAATTATGTCGAAGATGATTGTTTACATATGTGTCGTATGGATCGCAGGAAATCGACACGATGGTGGTATAACGAAGTGTATGTGGCACGAAAGCCAGGTGAAGTATCAGACAGTTGCTCAATGCGAGGATGATATTAGGCACTCTAAAAAATTACTTAGGCTTAGAATTAGACAAGAGTTTGGAAATCGTCCAGAGTCTATATCAATTCAACCTAGTTGTGTCATGGAGTCGTAAATGAAGCACAAGGATATGTTATCAAAAACGCACTCTACATCCCGTAAATGGGAGAAGAGCATGAAGAAGCGGGTTAAAAAATCGCAACGTCAATTGGATCGGAGGTTAGCTAATGAAAGCCAAAAGTAAAAGCTGCTGCAACTGTAACGAGAGAATTGTTCGGGGTATGGCATTCCCGTTCATGGAAAAAAGCCTGTGTATGGGATGCTTTGTTGAGTTTGGATTAGCTCAAAAGCTGGAGCTGGACATCGAACATTATATGAATTGTTCGCATGAACATTGTTTTGATTGTGAATATGCTTTTATAAAAGCACTCTGGGCACTGGACTATAAACAAACCGAAACAGGTAACTGGTACAGGTGTACTTCAGATGCGAAAATTGTTCGTATTTATGACGATTTACTTACCAACTTACCAACTTCCACGGGAAGTAAAAATGTCGGTAAGTTGCAAGGTATTGATTTTGTTGAATAAATTTAATTTACTTACGGAACTTCCCGCTTATCATGGTAAGTTAATTGTGGCTTGTAAGTCATTGATTTTATTGCTACTTACCAACTTACCGAACTTCCCCCCCTATAGGGGGTATAGGGGGGTGGTAAGTAACCCACCTCCCCCAACCCTAATAACGTAACGACAAGGAGTAGAAAGTTATGCCAAGAGTAGGCGAAAATTTACCAAAGGAACAACGAGCAAAAGGACTGAAAAGATTGACGCAACGTCAACAGGATTTTCTTGATAACTTCGTTCATAGAGATATGACGCAAACTGCGTCAGCACGACAAGCTGGTTATAGTAACCCTTCAGTCGATGCAGTAAGGTTACTTCGTAACGAAGTTATACAGGAGCGATTACAGGAAATGTATGACGAGAATAGGTCAAGGTTTGGTGTAACGCTTGATAAGTCGCTTCGGGATCTTTTAAAGATCCGTAACGAGGCTTTGGAGCGGGAAAGGTATAGCGAAGCTATTCGGGCTGAAGAACTACGCTTAAAGGCTTCTGGACTGCTTATAAACAAAGCTCATGTGCTACATGAGAAAGTAGATAGCATGACGAAGGAGGATATACTAGCTGAACTGGACAATTTGCAACGAAAAGCACAGGAACGAATGAAAAAAGCCACAGTTACCCAGATAAACCCAAAAAAGATAGGCAAAAATAGCTGAATATGGGTCAATCGGGGTCTGCACTTGGCGTATCTGGGCACGGAGTTACCGAACAATTTCCAGTAGAATTGGGATCGGGAGTATAGATCGGGATGTTTTACGCTGCCAATGCGTAGAATTGTTCGCTTTCAGGTGCAGGTTATCGGGATCGGATCGGGCTCCAGCCTCCTGCATCGGGGTGAATACCGACAATTGTTCGGACTCAGGAATGCTGCCTGGGCTGGAAGCAGGTTAAGCATCGGGGATCGAAGCTGTCCTAGCCTCCTGCTGCAGGCTGTATATTCACAATTGTTCGTCTTCAGGGTCCTGCCCTGGTCAGGCAGCAGGGGAGGCATCGGGATCGGGAGGCTGTCCAGGCGTATCCTGCTGCTGAACACGCACAATTGTTCGGAGTCAGGTCCAGCAGGGTGTGCTGCCCAGGCGGGATCGGGGTGAATCGGATCGGGACTCGCTGCGTCCTGTCCTGAACGCTCACAATTGTTCGTTCTGGGAGGTCCAGCAGGTGCTGCAAAGCCTCCTTCGCCAGGTGTACCTGCTGCTGTGCTGGTGAATACTCACAATTGTTCGCAGTTGTTACGCTGCAGGTGTCGCCACCAGGCTGTAAAAAAAAAAAATAAAAAAAATGTTTTTAAGTGTTGACACTATGCAATCATTACTATATATTATATATATAATTCAGCCAAAGGAGATTTAAAATGAGTTATGAAAAAATAAAAGAAGCAGTTATCAAGCAATTAAATTGCGATGATGTGCAGCAAACTTTCAAAGATGTGGTTAATGGTGGAGCTTCTGGGGGTTTTGGTGGTTTCATTTATCACAATGAAACTGTTAAATTTACGAAAGACAACATTAAACATATTTACAAATATTTAAAAGAGCAAGCCAACGATTTGGGCGTTAATGCTTTTGAGATGGTGCAAGGTTTTAATTGTTTGTACGACATCCAGCCCACTCAGGCAGAGGTAGCCGACACAATACATGGGCACCCTGACCAAGCCACAATGAATGACGGGGTTGATACTCAGATATTAAACGCATTGGCTTGGTATGCTTTGGAAGAAGTAGCCTTCAACGAAACAGAAAGAGGATAAAATGAAAAAAGTAAAAATAATTTTAGAGTTTGAAAGAGAAGAAGTAGATCAAGAAGATGTAATACAATATCTACAAGAATTAATTGAACAGAATTGTTTATCATATGAGGAGGTTAAAAATGATTAAAAAAATAAACGATATTCAAAAAATGTTTGCTTATTATGGTTTTATTAATTCACCGATAAGCAGAAAGAAAATAACTAGCCTTATAATTAGAGGATTTAGCAAAGAATCAATTTATTTAATCGGGTGCGACATTCATAACGGAACAAGTTATTTAAAATAATCGGGCAAATTGTTCGGGAAGAATCGGGAACGGGGTTAACCTGCTCCCGATTTTTTTTGTGCTGGTACTGGATCTGGGTCCAGCAGGTTACAGGTCCAGCTTCCTGCAGCCTCAGGAGTCCGAACAATTGTTCGACTCCAGAAGGTCCTGCTGCTGGAGAAAAAAACTGGCACTTTTTAGCTGCGAAAAAAAAATAAAAAAAATTAAAAAAGGTGTTGACAAGTGTAGTAATGATTGCTATATTAGAATCATAACAAACAACAGGAAAGGATATGTTATGAAAAAAGACTACTTAGAAAAAACAAGTATAGCAGACGGAACAGAAGTTAGAATGTTCAGAAACTTGAGAAGCTATACAAATAGTATCCAGATGAATATTCCAAACTGTGAAGGCAAAAAAAGATGGATCACAGTTGGGTACATCGATATGGCTAGATTGGATGATGCACAATTTATTGTCCATGAAAAGACCAGACAAAAAGTGGTAGCAGAAAACAAGAAATATGTTCACGCTTTTGTCAAAGGCAAGTGGAGAAGTTCTTGGACATTGTGTGGAGATCACGACCAAGTTGAGTACAATCCGAAAGAGAACAAACTTTTCAAAGTTACTGACTGGTATGGCGGCAAAGAAATTTCTCCAGACTGGAGAGGAGTTGTTTACTTCGGTAAGGAAGAATCAACAGACGGAACATTAACTTTGTGGAAAGAAAGGGGGTAAAACTTTCCCCGAATCGGGGATCGGGGTTAATCGGGGTCAGCTTCGGCTGGCTCCGATTTTTTTTGTGCTTTATTAGGTTTAGGTTTAATAAATTTTTTTCCTGGGAGATTTTTGCCTGGGAAGGAATACGCACAATTGTTCGTACTCACGGCTGGACGCAGGTTATGCCTGGTAGCATATGGTCCTGCTTTGAAATTGTTCGGAGTTGTGCCTGGAGGCAAAAAAAAGAGCCGAGAAATATTTGGAAAGGAAAATCTCGACTCTTCTATATATATAGTATTGATTGCAAACTATGTCAATAGAAAAAAAATAAAAAAAAGTTGTTGACTTAATATATTGCAATGATTACTATATAATATATAAACAGCCAAAGGAGAAACAAATGCGAAAAACAATCACAGGTTACAATATAATTATACGTTGGAGTGATGGCACTAAAGAAGATCTTGATGCACATGGTCAGATTCCTTACTTCAAAAATGTAGATCACTACCTTGATACAATAGAGGAAGAAGTTAATCAAAACGAAGATGAAATAGAGGAGGCGGTAAATGACTAAGTGGGAAGTTGCATTGACAATCGTGCAAATGGTTACCTTCTGGGTAATGGTTTGTGCAGTCGTAATAATCGTACCATTTTAAGGAGGTAGCAAATGAGTAAAGAAGAATTATTTAATCTTTTAATGAATGTAAAAGAATTACCTAACTGGGACACTTATGATACTACTGGTTTAGAGAATGGTGTTGCGATTTGGTTTGATACAGAAGAAAAAGAAGAGGAATAGAAGGGAGGAGCTGAAGCTGGGTTTGTAGCCCAGCTTCTTTTTTATCCTGTAACCGAACAATTGTTCGTATTCAACGACTCGCAGGTACGCTGCAGCAGCTTCCTGCTGGAAGACGAGTGCGAACAATTCTTCGTGGTTACAAACCTGCTGTACGCTGCGTTCCTGCTGTAAAAAAAAATGCAGAAAGGTGTTGACATATGTAGTAATCAATACTATATATATATTATAAATTAATTTCAGCCAAAGGAGAAAGAAATGCAGAAAAAGATTTATTTTGCTTACGGAGCAAACACTAACAAAGATGCTATGGCGATTAGATGTCCCAAAGCTAAAGTTATTGGTGGAGGTCATATCTACGGCTACAGGTTAAAGTTTAACAATGTAGCAGACATAGTTCCTGTCAAAGGATTCGATCAATATGTCCCTTGTGTTATATGGGAGATCACAGAGTCTTGCGAAAGATCCTTGGATCGATTCGAGAGTTATCCGTCATTGTATGACAAGATTGAGGTAACTGGTTACGAAGGAATGCACGGAGACAGTATAACTGGATTCGTATATGTCATGAACTACAAAGGTTTTCATACACCGAGTCCAATCTATGTCAGAGGCATTAGGAATGGATTGAAGGGAGTATGGGACAAGTTCTACCATGCAGATATTGATAACCACATCGATAAAGCAATCATAGAGAGTTTTCGTGAAAGCGAAAAGCCAATGGTTCACCATCAAAGAATCGGTGGGAAGCAGTGGGCGTAAAACTTTCCTGAGGCGGAAGCCCAGATCCTCACGGGTCTGGGTTTTTTTCTGGCTGGAGAGCGAACAATTGTTCGTACTGGATCGGGCAGGCAGCAGATCGGGCTGATCGGGGATCGGGCTTCGCAGCCATCTGACTCCTGAAGCATCAACCTTCCAGTGCTTTTATAGGGTTATAAATAAAAAAAAATAAAAAAAAATTTTTTTTAAGTTATTGATTTTATTGGCTTTTTTTCTCGAGCTGGAAATTGTTCGTTTTTACTATTGAAATGATTACTATACATAATTATATTATCCTTATGACGTTAATCAATTTGGAAAGGAAAAACATCATGAAGAACAAATTTAAATATATCAGCAATCAATCAAGGTTTGCATTTGGATTTGAACCAGAGTTTATGAACTCTCAAAATTCAGATTATGTCTTAAATCAAATAAATAGATCAAGTTCAAATCCAGTTCATGGTTTAAAGATTAAAGCAGATGGTAGTCAAGCTCAATGGGAAATGGATTTGCCAGTATTGGCAGATTGTCAGCTTGCATGGGACTATTTAAAAGAAGCTTGTAATTTTGTAAGTTCTAATGGTGGATATGTAAACAGAGATTGTTCAGCTCATGTTCATTTATCTACATTACCAATAAGAGCTGATTTAACTAATGAAGAGTTCACTAGAAAATCAATTCAAATGAAAAGACATTCAAATAGTTATTTAGAAAATGTGAACAATCTCAAGCAATTGTTCGAATTTAATGAAGATACAAATACATTCACTCAATTACCATTAGAGGTTTATAAGGATGTTGGATATAGAATATCTAGTGAGATTGATTTTTATAAGAGTACAATTGCAAGCTCTAGGTGGGATTGTTACTATGCAAGATTTCCTAAATCACCTAGTGATATATTAAGAGCAAATCCAACTATTGAAAGTTTAAAAGAGGTTTTAAACTCTCACGCACCTAGAACAATATATAAATATACAGCTCTTAATATTAATCACTATTTTGGAAAAAAAACATTTGAGAATAGATCACATGGTGGAACATTGGATATAAATAAACTTAAAACATGGTTTAAGTTTTTATCTAATATTATTGATCATACTGTTCAAACACGTTTTAAAGCTCGTACAGAGCTTCAACAGTTAACTAGCCCTAGTTATATTGGAAGATCTTCAAACACTGTTAAAAGTCAATTATGGGCGTTTTGTAGAGGTCAAGTAAGATCAACTAGGGAAATTATGCAACATTGTAATATTAACAATGCTCAATCAGTTCGTAGAACTATTTCAGAGATCAGAGACAATGACCATTATAAGTCTTTTGTTGTTACTCATAATCAGCAAGAGTTTGGTGTTGATTATGGTCATTCTAGAGATCATGGTGACAATGGTTACGAGGTTTTAATTACTAAAGATATAGAGGTTGAAACAGGTGACATTGAAAAGATTGAAGATGAAAATTCAAGAGGTGATATATCTTTAATTGCTGGATTGGATGATCAAACGCTTGCAGATCTAAATGAGAGAATAAGAACAATTCCAAGATAATTGTTCTTAAAACTTACTAAATGCCATGTTAAACTAGCATGGCATTTTTTTTGTCTAAGTTATTGTTTTTATTGAATAAATCGGGCTGGGTATACCATGGTCACCACCAAATTTTATATTTTTTGTGTAAAAAAATCTTACACCAAGTTCACCTCAAACGACCCCCATGTGTTTGAAAAACGACCTCAAAAAAATTTTTCACAAAAAAATCTTGCACTTTTGTGCAATCAATACTATATATAGTATGAAATGAGGTACAAATGGCAACATATAGATTCAAGCTCCCCCGTACAAGGGAGTTCAATGTCAGAGGTGACAATCATTTAATGCAAGAGATAGCGACTTCGTTGTGGTGCAAGGGCATGGAGATGTCTTCGCTTCTTAAGAGCGTAGCCAATGCCTGCTGCGACTGGAATGGTAAGGCATATCGTTACGGCACGAAGGAAGAATTAATTGCAGACATGAAAAAAAATAACATTTTAATAAACATGGACGAAAGGAAAGCCAATGAAACGAACTGATTACGGGTATGCAGACCTGACAAGCAAAGAAATTTACAATTTTCGTAAAGATCTGGGCATGAGTCAGGTGAAATTAGCAAGAAAAATAGGACTAAGCTTAAGAACGTGGTGTCATTATGAGTATGGCACACAAAGAATGCCAGTATCTGTGCACATGGCATTGCAATTTTTGCAAAATGGGGGTGAAGAAGCAGAAAAAGTGTACGATAACGTCAGAAAACACCAAGATCCACTCACAAAATACGACATGGATAGGATTACAAGGCTAAGAAAGTCAATAAAAGACACTTTATCATCAATTAAGGACAGTTTAGACCCTCTACCCGCTAAAATCATCACGCAAAGCGATAAAGAGATGGGCTTTCTGTTGTCAAAAATAAATAATTGATATAATATCTCTACAAGAACAAATTTTTTGTGGAGAGATACATGGCAAACGGACCTCTTGGGGGATTTATGCCTACCCCGCCATCACCAGGTCAACCACCACAGGTGAAATTAGAGACATCTGCTGAAAGCAGGGGTGCATTTAACAAATTTTTAGGGACTTTGCCGAGCAATGGAGCCGTGGCTCCAATTCCGACAGGAGTTGTTCCATCCTCCACAGCTCCTGTCACTCCAATGACGGATAACGTCAATATATTCCAGCCACAGATGTCACAGATGGCTCCCATGCCGATGATGCCACCAGCACAACCCGTACAGATGATGTTTGATGGTGGTTTTGTTGACGATACAGTAGGAGACACTTCTGCTGGTTCGTTTGACGATTACGATTTTGGTGGTTCAACAGATGTAAGTATTGATTCAGATGACATATCTGGTGGCACATTTGACGATGGGGACAGTGGCATATCATTTACCGATGATTCTGCTGGTGGTCAAGATATTGTTACAGGTGGTCAACCAACAGAAACGCCAGGTGTGGTAGACACACGACCACGAACAAATATTCGGAATGTAGGTCCTACGTCAAATTTGAGATTTGATCCACAGTTTGCAGCAGACATAGCAGAAAGAGGCGGATTAGACCCAAGAGTATCGTTAAGACCAGCCGATTTTGCACAAACCACACAAGGGGGTGCGTCTGTTGCTCCTGCTAATTTATCAACTGGATTGAAATCATTAGCCAATTTAGGTGCACCTGTTCAACTTGTTGACCCTGCCGAGGGCATAGCACCAATAACAAGAACAAGTAATATTGCAGGCGTAGACAGAAGACCTGACGCATTAGATCTTTTAGGGTTAGGTGGACTTGGTGTTGATTTACAATCTCCCGTATCAAATACTTTTAGCGAAAGACTTGGTTTTGAAAGAGATAGAATAGAACGGGCATTAGGTATAGATAAAAATCAAAATACTATAGATGCTCTTATGTCAGGATTTGATAGACCGAAAGATAACAGAGGCACACAGATTGCTGGATTACCAACCATAGTACCAGGTGCTGGAGGATTGCCATCAATTGACACTGTTGCTGATGATCTTGTTCAAGGAGCAGGTAAATTAGAACAGAGAAGTGGAGCGAACATAAATAATCCTGGCAATATCAGAACTGGTGGTGGATTTGACGGAGAGATTGGTGTAACAAAAGATGGTTTTGCTATTTTTGACAACATGAAATCTGGTGTTGATGCTATTGGCAAGTTGGCAACAACTTACGGAGGTAAACGTGATATTAACACAGTAAGAGAGTTTGCAAACAGATATTCACCACGGAAGGAAAACACTGCAAAACAAATTGCTGGAAAGATTAATGTTATAAGTAATGCACTAGGAGTAGGACCTGAC